AGGTTACTGCCGACCTTAAACAGTTAGAAAGCGACCTTGAAAAGCTGTCTAAGGAAATGGACTCGGACGGCGAACAGGCAATTCAATCCATAATCGAATCTATCCAGACTGAGATAAAAACCGAATCTTTGACGCTAGAGGAAAAGTCCACTACACTAAACCTATTTATCACCTTGGACGACCTCTTATCTGATTCCGGTATCAAGAAAACCCTGATCGATAAGATCATTCCAACTCTTAATTCTAGGATCCAGGAGATCTCGGAACGCTTAGAATTCAAGTTTCAGTTTGAATTCGATAGCGATTTTAATCCGATTATCTCTTACCTTGGCATGGAGGTCTCACCAGAGAGCCTTTCCAGCGGTCAGCGTAAAAAGATGAACCTTATTGTGCTCTTGGCCTTTATCGAGATTATTAAAATGAAGCACAGCCAGATGAACGTTCTCTTCTTGGACGAGATCTTTAGCTCACTCGACAAAAACAACGTTTATAAGGCCATTGAGATCCTTAAAGAGTATGCCGAAAAATACCGGCTAACTATCTTTGTTGTCTCGCACGAGTCTCTACCAGAGGAATTTTTCAATCACCGAATCCTCGTGACCACTCAGGACCACTTCTCAGAGATGAAAATAACAAAAGTCGGCTAAACTATGAAACTGAGCATTATCACCCCAACCCACACTCCCAAGTATCTCCTAGAGCTCTACGAATCTATCTTAGAACAGACCTACACTGATTGGGAGTGGATCTTGTACCTCAATGGCGGACTTACCAGTAATCAGTTACCCAGCATCATATTAGAAGACGCTCGAGTAAAGATCTATCTGGATTCGCCTTGCGCAGAGAGCCAAAACGTTGGCTATCTCAAGAATCGAGCCTTTCACCTAGGTTCTGGTGAAGCTCTACTTGAAGTAGACCACGACGATCTTCTTACTCCAGACTGTTTAGCTGAGGTGGCTGCTGCTTTTGCGGAGGACGCAGGTATTGGTTTTGTCTATAGCGATAACGCCAAGTTGGCAGATAAGTTTGCTCCATACGGTTCCTACTATGGTTGGTCGCATCGATACTTTAAGTGGAAAGGCAGTAATTATGTTTCGATGAATTCTTTCGAAGCTGACGCTGGTGCTCTTTCCCTCATATTTTATGCGCCAGATCATATTCGAGCTTGGCGGCGAGATACTTATGTGCTGCTCGGCGGACACGATCGTTCGCTCTCTGTGCTAGACGATCAGGAATTAATGATTCGCACCTACATGGTCTCCAGGTTTAGGCAGATCAAGAAGACTCTATACTTATACCGTATCCACGGCGATAACACTTGGCTGCAGCGCAATGCTCTAATACAGGAGCAGACACAACAACTCTTCCTAAAATGGCAACAGCCCTTAGCTGAGCGTGAGGCAGACTTGCGTGGCCTTCGTAAAATTGACCTAGGTGGAGGGCTCTACGGCAAGCCCGGTTATGAAACGGTCGATATCCGCAATGGTTCTATCCAGGCAGATCTTAATCAGCGCTGGCCCTTTGACGATAACTCAGTCGGGGTGATCAATGCCTCCCATGTGATCGAGCACCTACATAATAAGCACTTTACCATGTGTGAGCTACACCGAGTTTTGGCACACGGCGCTTGGGCATTTATTGAGGTGCCTTCTACCGACGGTCGAGGGGCCTTCCAGGATCCCACCCATGTGAGCTATTGGAACGAGAATAGCTTCTTTTATTATACTAGAAAGGAGCAAGCCCAATTCATCTATAACGATTCTATAAAGTTTCAGGCAAGGCTATTGGAAACCAAGTGTTATACAAAATGGATGCAGGATAATAATGTACCCTGCACCAGAGCATGGTTGCGTGCAATAAAGGAGGACACCGTTCTCCCTGGCGAAAATCGTTTTTAAATTAAAAGAAATTGGGATCTGCTGGACTATCACCTATTCCAAAACACTGAGACCCTTGATAGACAATCGGATTATTGTGTGGTATTCCATAAGGCTGCATACCTTCAAAGTAGGTAAATCCCAAATTTGCACTATTTCTATTTCCTTTTGAACTGAGAAGTTTGACCTGTCCTCTTCTAGAAACAGTCATGTTTGACGGAAGAACCCACCTTGCAAATTTTTCAAGATTATCAGTGAAGGTAATTGTGACATTAGTTGTTGTAGTTGATCGGACTAGACAATATTTGCCTGGTCTGCCTCCAAAAAACTCATTCATAGTTTGTGTGGTTCCCCCTGTGATAGTAACTGCATCAAATGCTATTCTATGCATATTTACCCATCCAGTACTAGTTGCAGTAATAAATAAAGTTGTTCTTCTGGCTACTACTGTTCCTTTTATATAGTTTAAATTTCCGTTTTTATATAGATTTGGTAATGTAGGATTAGCAGCTCCTCCTAACCTATAGATTCCACCAGTATTGATTACTAAGGGACTTGAAAAAACTGTAGATGATCCAGCATGTACCCAAAATCCACTACCAATCAAATTGATAGTGGTTGTTCCTGCGACTGTAGAAGAATTGGAATTTTCTAAACTTCCGTTCACATAAATATTGAAATTGTTTAAAGTTACAGGAACAGTTGCTGCGAATCTTAAGTAGTTACACCAAATATCACTAATTATATTCCATGTACCAAAAGGTACATTAGATCCTATATTTAGTATATTCCAGCTTGTGCCTAAGGTATCAATTGATCCTATTGCATTTGTAATAGTTAATATTCTTGGTGGTATAAATGTTCCGCTTGTTAATTTAAAAGAAACATCTGTAAGAGAGCCTAAAATAAAAGTATCACTTGTAAATGTAACTAAAGGCATATCTATATCAATCAATTTCCAAGCGTTTATAGTAGTGACTGGTATTGAAATTACACCTGATGTTGCACCAGAAGTTCCTCCGTTAAAGTTTAAAGTAGGTTTTGTTCCACTACCAGCTGGACATTGAATGTTTCCAGTAGATCCAGTGTATGTGTTTAAGTAAATTTTAAAATCACCAGTTAGTGTTGTTGCTGCTGACATGTTTAGTGTGTTACACCAAAGATCATTAGCTAAAGTTGTAGCTCCGCTTGTTCCAATTATTGTGTTCCATTTTACATCAGATCCTAGATTGAGAATTCCTTGAGACATAGTTAAAGTTGCTGAAGCAGCATTTGCTACTCCAGAAGTGTACGAGAATGTACCTGTTGTGCTGCTGGCGAAGATGACAGCTGATATGGTTATAGTGTTTGCACCACTGTTTAAATTAAGATTTGTCAATGTTCCAAACCATCCATTTAACGTACCACCAGCAATTACAAATGTGGTTAAAGAAGTCACTCCTTGAAATGGTTGAGTAACTGTGTTATTGATACCTGCATTGCAAGTTATTGTTCTTCCACCAGCAAATATATTAGCTATGACAGCTCCTGAGCTGCCTGTATTTGTTACTACTCCCCCAAAGGTACAATCTGCAGCAATTGTGTATGTTTTTGATGTAGTGATGCTAATAAATCTAAATTCATTAGGCCATATATAACCGTTTGGAGTGTAAGTAGCTGAAACATTGTTGAACGCTAAAAAGCCAGTGCCTCCTACACCCATTCCAGCCCCAAGCGTTATGTTACCGCTCACGTTGATACTGAAAGTCATTGTGATGGTGTTAGTGTAATTGGTAAAGTTAATTGTAAGACAAACTCTGTTTGAAGCGTTTACTGTACATGCAGGAGAGGAAGCATCAAACACTACATCATCCGCTACAGTAGGCACAGCTCCTTCTAACCAGTTGGTGCTGGTTCCCCAATTGCTATCAGTGGTTCCTCTCCAAGTTCTTGTTGGCATTACAATTCAGTTTCTACATTTATCTCTATTTGAGGAATAAGACTTTGTATTTGTCTGGCAATTTCTAGCTTACGGATCTCGGTCAATCCTCTGTTAATTATATTTTGTTCAATAATCTCTAAACCGGTAGGAGCAAAATGACTCACCTCAATAGTAGTCAAAACTCCGTCTAAATTATACTCGACTTCAGTGTAGAGAGTTTCTTCGTTTTGTCTAGTAGATAGAATTTTATAAGTCATATGGTTTAATTTTTAATAATTTGCTGCGTAAGCGATTGCATCAGTTTGATCTTGTGCTCCAGCGTAAACTGATTGAATGACTGACATTACTTGTCCAGATCGCATGATGATAGGTTGATCGAACGTGTAGATAGCAGTTTGACCAATAGCCGTGGTACTACGAGTAGCAGCGAGTACTGATACTTCTCCTATTAGTCGATGGTTTGTACCTCCTGTGTCAGAGAGAAAGATACGAAAAACTTTAGCGCCAGCTAATGCCGCTGTAGCTTGAGAATTGATGAAGCGTACTCCATCTACCCGAGTTCCGTCTGCGCCTGCTGTGACTAGAGTCACTAATGCGCCGGATCCATCAGACGCTGTGTTAGCTGCTGCAATTCTTGCTGGTGTAAAATTACCTTGTAGAGTAAAGATAGGTGTTGTGTTTGCTGGCATTGTTGCGTGTTATTTTATGAAAAATTATAGTAATTGAAAAGTTTTGAAATAATTCCTTCTCCTCCTGGTGCTCCTGTTGCTCCCTGATCTCCTTGTGGTCCCTGGCCACCAGTTAATCCCTGCGGTCCCTGGTTTCCACTGGCTCCCTGATTGCCTTGATCTCCCTGTGGGCCGGCTATTCCCTGATCTCCCTGTGGCCCCTGTGCACCGGCTGCTCCCTGGTCTCCTTGTGCTCCCTGGTCTCCTTGTGCTCCCTGGTCTCCTTGTGCACCTTGTGGCCCCTGTGCACCGGCTGCTCCCTGATCTCCCTGGTCTCCCTTAAGTCCTTGTGCACCCTGGTCTCCTTGTGCTCCTTGAGATCCTTGTGATCCTTGAGCTCCAGTTGCACCTTGTGCACCCTGTGAGCCAGCTGCTCCTTGCGGACCCTGCGGCCCTTTTATCTGTAATGCCAAAACAAGGTCTTCGTCGTTTGAGAAACTATATCCGCCACTATCATAGGTTGCAGTTACTTCAACATAATTATTTGAAATAACATTTATGCTGCTAACTATCCATTTTTGATAATTGTTCGAATCATCTTTGTCTTGAATGATAATAATATCATTTGCGCTTAGATTAGCTAGGTAGATATCAATATCTGATGCCTCCTGGGTCAAGTGATCAATATTGATTTGCGTTGCACTCGTCTGTGTTGCATTATTCCAAATAATATAGCCCGCTCCTGGATCTCCAGAATAAATTGTTGTCTTTGCTTTATAATTAAAAAAGCTGCTAGATTGACCTGGGGATCCTTGGTCCCCCTGTGAACCAGTTACTCCCTGATCTCCTTGTGATCCAGCTGCTCCCTGTGGCCCCTGCGAACCGGCTGATCCTTGTGATCCTTGCAATCCCTGTGCACCAGTTGCTCCCTGTGGCCCTTGAGCTCCAGCTGTTCCTTGCGATCCTTGTGCACCTTGAGATCCAGCGGCGCCTTGCGCTCCTTGTGAACCCTGTGCTCCTTGTGGACCTTGCGGCCCTCCTCCACCGCCTCCTCCTTCGACCACTGTAATGTTACCTAAGTTATCAATCTTAGACAAGAGATCAGAATTATTTGTGTCAAATGCAATAAGATATGCCCCATTGGGTATATTAGCATAGTCAACTGTCGAGAAATCTATTGTAGGATATAGGTATGAAATTGCCACTCTTTAAAAAGTATGCTATTTATTCTTATTTATCCTTAAATAAAACTTTCCTAAATCGCAGGTGTATAAAATCAAAAAGAAACCGATGAAATTATATAAAGAAAAGGATTTTTCTTCCTTATATAAAGCGAGTCTAAGCGACTTAATGCTCTTTCCGGAACACGAGACCAGACCTAGAGACCTTAAGATCAGAGAAAATATCAATACTGTACTCGTATTAGAGGATCCTCTCTCTTGTCTCTACTCAAATCCTGTGAGATCTTCCCAGAAAAAATATATTTCAGCCGAGCTCTTATGGTATTTTGCTGGCAGAAACGATGTCGGCTTTATTAAAAAGTATGCTAAGTTCTGGGAGTCAATCCAGAACCCTGACGGGACTGTTAACTCCGCATACGGTAACCTATTGTTTTCTAAAGTAAGTCCTCATGGGTTCACCCAGTACGACTGGGCAATCTCCTGTCTCATAAAGGATAAGGACTCTAGGCAAGCTGTAATGCATTTTAACCTGCCAGAGCATCAATACAGTTCCAATCGAGATTTTGTGTGCACAATGTACGCAATATTTCAGATTCGTAACGACAAACTTAGCCTTACCGTTTCGATGCGAAGTAACGATGTCATACTTGGTCTGCCGACTGATATCGCCTTTTTCGCAACTCTACAAGGACAGGCGTTAGTGCACCTACGTCAAATCTATCCTGACCTTGAGTTAGGCACCTACACACATATCGCTAATTCATTTCACATCTACGAACACCACTTTGACCTGGCCAGCCGCATGCTGGCTCAAGACTTTACGGCAGAATCGATTCCTCCAGTCACAGTAGATCTAGTGACGAAAATGGGTAAGACGACTCCGATCTTCGATCGACTTTTTGCGCACCATGCTGTGGAAACATTCGAGGACCCACTATGTAATTGGATTGCAACAAATATCAAATAACTATCATGAAAATAGACCTTAAAAAATTCATAATCGGCGTCATCACCGCCCTGCTTACTGCATTAATCTGTTGGTTCGCATTCACCGTTTTTTCTCTGGGTGAGCTCTTTGGCGTGGAGCCCAGCTATCCACAGTGGTTAGGAATCTCCATCATCTCTACCCTACTTTTTACTCAACCCTACGTCAACCGTAATGACTCAAAAGGACCTAAAATATCATAGTACCTACCTAAAGATGGCCACCGAGTGGTCTTCTCTCTCCTGCTGTCGTCGCAAAAAAGTCGGTGCACTTATCGTAAAAGAAGGAGCTATCATTTCCGATGGATTTAACGGCACACCAAAGGGCTTTACCAACGACTGTGAGGATCCAAATGGTGAGACCTACTGGTATGTGCTGCATGCAGAGGCAAACGCGATCCTTAAGGTGGCCAAGTCTTCACAGAGCACGGACGGCTCGACGTTATATGTCACCTATTCTCCTTGTAAGGAGTGTTCAAAATTGATTATCCAGGCCGGCATCCGCCGTGTCATCTACTTAGAGGAGTACCGAGACACCTCTGGTCTAAAAATGTTAAAGGAGGCTGGAATAGATATATTACAGCTAGAAATATGATCGATAACCGAAACGTGACCGTGGTATTTGTAAAAGAATACCGAAATTTTATTGGAGCCTTTGAAAAAAAGGGCAAAGAAGACTACGTGCTTAACGTCAATAAGATTATCAAGGACAAATTTAGTACTAAGTTTATTGTGCCAAACAAGGTACAGTCTTTTTTACTCAACTATGAGATAAAAAAACTGTTAGACAAGGCAATAAATATCAAAAACAAAAAATATAAACGGGTAGTATACCTAAACTCCAATCTCTCCAGTTCAATCGTGCTCAATACTATTGATTTTATCGAGGGCGAGTACGAAATGTTGAATTTTAATTTTCATCTTGTCGAGTCAGCTTCCCAACCTGATGACGAGATCGTCAATATAGAAAAACTAAATCGAATCTTAATATGAATCTAATCGCTAATTTTTCCGCTTGGCTCAAGTCTCTTAACGAGTCTTCAAAGAGCACCTATGATTATGGCTGTGCCATGGTTTACTATGATTTTCCTCAAATGCAGGAACTCCACTCTCTTATCTCACCAGATGACATATACCACGAGACTGGAGATAACACATATGGCTTGGAGGACGAACCTCACACTACCCTACTTTTTGGTTTTCATAGCGATGTTGATCTGGACCACGTGTTAAATGTGTGCAATAAGTTTAGTTATCCGGTTTTAAAATTGCACAATGCCTCTTGTTTCAATAACGACAAATACGATGTGCTAAAGTTCGACGTTGTTTCTCCTGAATTACATGCAGCAAACGATCAGTTAAAGTCCGAATTTGCAGATCGTTATACCACAGAATATCCCAATTACCATCCTCACTCGACGATCGGCTATATCAAAAAAGGAAAAGGTCAACCTTATGCTGACCTTCTCAATGGTAATTCTTATCGTGTTACTCCAAAAAAGCTCGTTTATTCGATGCCTAGCGGAGACAAGAAAGAGTTGATCTTTTAGTCTTCGTCTTCGAATTCATATTCGTCTCCGACTTCGAAGCTCTTTAGGAAAGTTTCAGTGTCGCCGGCAAGTCTTCTTCCAGAAGATTTAGGCATCTCTAATGCAGAGGGTACCTCTTCTTCATAGCTTTCTTCTCTAGCAGTTTCATAAGAATCTTCGAAATCTTCCTCTTCTCTGCTGGTTTCTCCAGAACCATACATTCTTTCGTAATCTTCGTCTGACATGGTGGCTGCGTCGGGCATTACATATAGCTTTCTAGCCGTTATGTCTGCATAAGCAATAAGGTCTCCGTCACGGTCTATATAATCTATGCGTCGGCCGTCGTTACTCTTGAAAAAGTCGGCCCAGTCTAGGCGCATCTCTCCCATTTTATCCTCAGCGTCTCCTATTGCTTCTAGGTCAGATTTACCTCGCAACGACACAACTTTTTCTTCTGCGCCTGGGTTCATTCCATACCATTCTGATTCTATTTGTTCCTGTTCGTTAACAAATTTTTGAAAAGAAGTATAGGAAAATCCCTCGTTTGCAGCTTTACCAACATTTACTACCGGCAGACCCATATTCAGGTATGGATCCGGATAGTTGTAGGGCTTTTTGCGCTCTTGCTTGTAGACAAGGTCATTGCTCATTGCTTTGTAAGTCGGATTGTATACTGGGTGACCAAAGGCTGGGTGACGATCTACCACTCTTTGATAACCGTCTAACTTTGGATTAGTATTTACTTTTTTACCGCTGCTGTCACGATACATTTTAGCAGACTTGGGTCCACCGAAGCCAGGCTTCTTTAGGTCCATATAGTCGTCCATTTTCATCATGTCGCGACGGTGTACGTTAAACATTTCCATTTTGTAAAGATTCTTTTTATTATACGCGGATTTCTCCGATTCGGGTTTCTTTGTAGGCATCTGCTCTAAATTTAGCAGTTATCTCATAAAGAGTTGCACTAGTATAATTTAATTCCATTGCACTGAGCGCACCATTTGGAATTACTGGCGTAAACCTAAACTCCCTAAAAATGTCTCCAGCCTTGTTAAAAATAGCTAAATACATTTGTCCGTAATAGTCCCGCTTCAGACCCTGACGTCCGTTTAATGGATCGTAGGTTAGGTCTCCCCAAGCCCTTAAGATATTATAGATATACATGTTATTTTCCTCATTCAAGTTGACTGTGAACTTGATCGTAAGATCGGCAACTGTCGTTGTCGGTACTGCAGCCGCATATGAACGTCTTGCAAATTTATAGTTTTGCTCGACTACTGCAACTGGAGTCAATTCAGGTATTCCAGATACGCTTATTACGTGCTCAACTAAGAGATCAACGTTGTCTGTGATTACAGCAGGTGGTGTAATGATTAATTCGAACTGATTTTGAAAAATCGGTTCGTAATAGTTGGTTGCTGCTACAGAATTATCCCAATGTGGTAAACCGGCCATTTTATCGTGATTATTTTATTTTATTTATTTATTCAGCGCTAGTCTCGTCCTTAGGAGGAGTAAACGATACTTTGTCTTCGACGTTGAATAGGTTTTTGTAATCTATTTTTGCTCCAAATGCGGCTTGCGCAGACCTATGTGAATAAGTATCAATTGATGTGGCGTCTCCCTTGAAATCAAGGAGTAATGAAGGCACAATCGTCCTAAATATCGCATCATCGATATTTTCAACATTGTCCCTTTCTCGAATTGTGGATAACGAGTCTTCTCCGCTACCTGCAATCTCAAGACGACCCGTCCCATCGACCTTTACCTTAAATTTTTCCCAAGTACCAGTCGGCTGACCATCTAGCGTGTCGACCATACCGGTCGAAAGTTTTAGTGTGATCTTTGGTGCCCCGCTGTCCAGCCCACTGGTTGAAACCTCCCTTAATACAATATGATCGGTAGTAAGAGAAACTTCATAGTAGGTATTTTTAAAATACTTTTCGTTTAGGGCTTTCCTGTTTTGAGCCGAAATTTGCGCCTCTGCTGAGGACTCTGCCGCATAATCAGGGTTAATCTTCTTTTTGATCGCTTCACTGGCCAGCTCAAACTTGCGTTTAAGTATGTTTACTTCGCTTAGTGTGACATAGGTCAATAGCGCATTGCCTCCGGTAAACTTCATATCGGGAAAAACGTCGACTTGGTGCAGCATTGCACTAATTTTCTTGGGGTCGATTAGCGTTTCCCCGTTTTGAATTTCCCAGTTTACAGTATGACTAATTATTGCCTGAAAAACGAAACCTCCGTCTTTTGCACTAACGTCATCACGGTATCTGCTTTCTAAGAGGTTGACCATTAATCTTTCTTACGATCTCTCGTTCTTTTGTAGTTTTTCCAGATCTCGTTATAGATGTTGCATGATGCCCCCAAGAAATTGGTGATTCCAACAAATTTCTTCTTGTCTTCGCCTTCCATGTTGGCAATCTTTACCCCGATCTTCTTTGCGTCATTGACCGTAAGCTCCTCATCGTCGTCTTTACCGACTAGCTTCTTTAACTCGCCCTTCTTCTCGAGTAGGGCAAACCTATGAAAGCTTGCTATAGCTTTTTCCATTCGCCTTAAAATTATTTAGTGCTAACTACGTTCTTCTTCTTCACTGTGCTCATGTACTGCTTAGTGTACTTGTCAATGTGAGGAGTACCTTTACCTTTTACAGGTCCTTGTGCCAACTCTTGTTTTACTTTTGCAGTTCCGGCAGCGTCATTGTTCTTAACATTAGCTTTTCCGCTGTAACCAGAGGCAGCTTTTTTGAACGCTGACATGAATTGGTTGTAGTTCATTACAGGATTACTCATTTTATCCAGATTTTTTTTTATTATTTATCTTTAACTGGGTAGGATTTTTTAGTATTATTTGTTAGAGACCCGTTAATTTTACTAAAAATGCCAGAACTAGCCGAGATCAAGATCATGTCAGAGTACATCAACTCTGTCTCTCAAGACAGGGACTTTACGAGCATCATCGTCTCTCCTGAAGTGGAGAAGCGCCTGGGTCTTGTACAGCCCAGCGAGCTGCAGATGTTTAGTATCTCTGCCCAGTCTAGAGGCAAAGAACTGCTCCTTACTCTGACTTCAGGCCAGGACCAATACTTTCTTCGGGTTTCGATGGGCATGTCTGGTTATTGGACGATGAGCGATCGTGCTACTCCGCCTAAACACACTCATCTTAAATTTAATACGGTCTGCGGGCTCTCGCTATGTCTAGTCGACACTCGTCGCTTTGCAAAATGGCGCTGGTGCGATGGCTGGTCCACTAATCGTGGTCCTTGCCCAGTCGACGAGCACGCTGCCTTCGTCGAAAATATCGCACAAAATATCAAAAAGGCAGCGTTCAATCAGCCGATTCATCTCGTGCTCATGGATCAACGCTACTTTAATGGTATTGGCAACTATTTGCGTGCCGAGATACTGCACCGGGCAGAGCAGGATCCTTTTCAAGAGGCCAGAGAGGCAATACTCTCTAACCTAAAGATCCTTGAACTCTGCCGTGCCCTACCCATCGAAGCTTACTATATCGGCGGCGGTCAGTTAAAGGACTGGCACAACCCGTTTGAGGTACCAGCAGACGGCTTCTCCAGCTGGATCCAGTGCTATGGCAAGTCCGACACTGCCACTGTTGACAAAAACGGCCGTACTCTTTGGTACTGGCAATCACAAATCAAAACCCTAATCGCATGAAGATCACAAGCAGAACCGATCGCGAAAACTTTACAATGTTCGCCATCTTAAAGCAGCTAGAAATGGCTGGCGTAGACCCAAAGGTGCTTACTGAAGACAAATTCTGGTTTAGCAACAATACCATTAGCCCAGAAAAAGCAGAAGAGTGGAAACAGTGGTTTCTTACCGAGGCTCGCAAGAACTTTAAGCTCACTAAGAAAAAGGCGGAGCGCGAGTTTATTTGGTTCAACCTTACCTACGGTCTTCGTGAAATATAAAACCTAAAACATCAGTATTAGTAAAGATTACATGGCAGAAATCCAATTGGAGTTTACTCCTCGACCACAACAAGAAGAAATACTCCAGTTCACTAAAGACTCGATCGCTGCTGGGAAAAAATTTGTCATGATTGACGCTCCGACTGGCTGCTTAACAAAAAATCAAAAAATACGAATATATAAATTAAAAAAGTAATTTATATGAAGCGTAGTAAATATAATGAAATTGTTAAGGCCGCTCGTAAATTAAAAAATAATATTTCATTTGAAACGCTGAATGATTTTTTACAAAAATATAAAATTGATTTAGATATAAATCCATCAGCTATTCAATCTTTAATTAATGAGATATTAATTGAAATCAAACAAACTGATTCAATAACGCTATCTAAATTAAAATTGAAGTACAAAAAAACATCAAAGGAGTATTGGATTATCCGAGGTTGGGATCTTGAATATTCAATTAGAAAAGCAAAAGAAGCAAATCAAATATATTCTCATCCAGGTCGATTGAAGAAAAAAGGATATTCTCATGATGAAATTAAAAAAATTGTTAGTGATTCATGTAAAAAAGGTCATGTAACTTTAAAAAATAGACCTAATTACGATGAAATACTCAACCGTAGAAATCGAGGATTTTCTAAATATCGATATACTAAAATCATAAATCCATTAACTGGAGTATTTTACACTAAAGATGAATCTGAACAAAAATATAAAGAGGACCAACGTCGAGCAAGTATCTCTGCAAATAAAAATAGAAAGCCTGAGTCAATTAACACTAAAATTGAATATTATTTAGCTAAAGGTCTTTCTTTAGATGATACAAAAGCAGCCTTATTTGAACGCCAAATACGAAATGGACTAACTTATTATATAAATCAATATGGATTAGCTCAAGGAACCAATAAATATTTTTCTCGCATAGAAAAATATGGAAATAAAATTAAAAAGTTAAGAGAAGACTTTCCACAAAAATGGAAGACTTCTGGTAAAAAGTATAGTAATATATCCAAAAAATTTTTTGATAGTTTAATTAATGAAATTGACAATTTAAAAAATTTAACTATTTTTTATGCTGAAAATGAGTATTTTATATATGACTCAACCAACAAAAAAATATATTTCTATGATTTTTATGTTAAAGAAATTAATTTAATTATTGAATATCATGGAGTCGTATGGCACCCAAGAAAAAGAGTTCAAGAAGGATGGATTCATCCATATACTAAAGAAACGTCTGAGAAATATTATGACTTAGATAAACATAAAGAAAAACTAGCAAACGATAAAGGAATTGATGTCATAACTATATTTGAAACTGACATAACCGTTAATAAAACACATATACTTGATGAATTACATAGAAGAATTAGGTCGTACTATAATATTAAATGATCTAAAGCATCATTATAATATTGAAAAATTAAGTCAATTATCTGATTTTAAATTAAATGATTTTTTCAATAACCATGTTATCTCCAATAGTGAAGAAATAACAATGAAAGATTTTTATGAGTTGGATGAAGAGCTATTAATTGAATCGTTGGATGGATACGTTAGAGTTGGAGAAAAAATAAAAAAGACCAATTTAGAATGTTATACATTGACCTTAGTTGACAGTCGAAAATTGTCTGGAGCATTTAATCACCTGGTTGAAACGAGTAGAGGTTGGGTAAAATTAAAAGAATTAACAAATAATGATTATGTATTAACGATTGATGGTCATATCAAAGTAAAAAACATCAGGCAAATTAAAACACAGGACGTATATGATTTAGAATGTTTGCATCCAAATCATAGATATCTATCAAATGGCATATCTAATCATAATACTGGAAAATCTTACGCCGCAATCATGATTGCCGATTGGTATCGTAAAGAGATCAACAAAAAGGCCAGGGTCGACGTTATCACCAATACCAAGCTCTTGCAGGACCAGTACATCAGAGACTTTAGTTTTGCAGCAAATCTTAAGGGTAAAAATAACTACTGGTGCAAGCGCCAGAACATGGGCTGTGGAGATGCTCAAATCTTAAACAAGGCCACCGAAAAAAAGTGTGAAGCCTGCGCTCACAAGATAGCTCAATCTCATTTTATCCGCAGCCCACTGAGCCTGACCAACTTTCACCTCATCACCTCCTACTCGATGTACTCTCCCGACCTTATGGCCGAGCGCAATTCTAAACTGCTAATCGTCGATGAAGCTCACGCTTTTGAGGAGGCATTTTGCGATTTTATTACCTCTGCATTTTCAGAACGCAGCCTAAAGCTGCTCGATATCTGGCAGCCCTGGATGGAGCGCGACCTCGACAATATTAGTTCAGTTTACGAGCTTTCTGACTGGGTAAATGACGTTATTGTGCCGATCCTGGCCACCCGAGCTGAGGACTTACTCAGTGAGGCCAAGGAGATGCGTAATCGCGCAAAAAAGCTCGACCTCATCAAAAAAGCGGATCACGTCGACAAATCGATGTGCAAGTATAACCGTTTTGTGAAGGACCGTAAAAACTATGACTCTAATTGGACCTTTGAAAAGGATTTGGATCAGCACGGCAAAACGCGTATCCTAGTGGAGCCGATTTGGGGTAATCTCTACCTGCCTGAAATGTTTTGGGACAAGTACGACCACGTGATCTTTATGTCGGGTACGCTCCTAGATCGTGAGCTCTTCTCCTTTATCATGGGAGTAGAGGAGGAAGAGTCCACCTACTTGGCCATGCCCTGTCCTTTTCTTGCAGGAAAGCGACCTGTTATCTACCTAAAGTTCGGTAAAATGTCCTACTACAACAAGAAGGAAACTTTCAGCCGTGCAGTTCCAATTATTGAGCGTATTCTTGAAAAAAATAACAAGCATAAGGGTATCATCCACACAGCTAATTACGAATTTAGTAATTGGATAAAGAGCTCGATAAAAGATTCACGACTTATTTTCCACGATTCAGCAACTCGAGAAAAAAGTTTGACCGATCACCTAACTTCCACCCTAGAAACTGTCTTAGTATCTCCATCAATGATCAATGGAGTCGACTTAAAGGACGATTTTTCCCGCTTTCAGGTGATCTTAAAGGTACCCTTTCCTAATTTGGTGAGTACAAAGATCAAGAAGAGGTTGGAATCTAGGCCAGACTGGTATAATTGGAAGACACTAGTCGACCTATTACAATCGTACGGTCGCTCTATCAGAAATGACGAAGACTGGGCCGAGACCTATATCCTCGATGAGTGCTTCGACCAGATATTAAATAACAAAGGAGTGCCTCAATATTTTTTAGAGGCTCTTAAAATAAAAAAACTTTCTAAAAAATGAAAAAAAGAATAAAAAATCATGAAAATAGAACAAAAATATCAAAAGCTCACTGATATTGAACATTGTTTACTTCGTCCGGGGATGTGGATCGGTAATACTTCTCCCCAAGAAGAAAAATTTACAATTTTAAATGATCAAAACTCTTTTGAAACATCTACATTGACCGTTTCTCCAGCATTTATTAAAATTTTTGATGAGATTGTATCTAACTCTGCAGATGAACATAAGAGGAACCCAAAATTAAATAAGATAGATATATCAATTGATCAGACTTCTGGAAAAATTACTGTTTTTGATAACGGTGGAATACCAGTAGTTCAACACTCTCAGCATAAAGAATGGATTCCTCAAATGATTTTTTCAAACCTTCGCGCAGGTTCAAATTTTAATGACTCTGAAAGCCGAACTAGTGCAGGTCTTCATGGAGTTGGAGCAACTCTTACTAATATTTTTTCTACTAAATTTATTGTTGAAACCTGTGATGGAAAAAATGGATATTATCAAGAGTACAAAGATAATATGAAAAATGTAGGCAAGCCTTCAATTTCTCCTGCAAAGCGCGGTTTTACTAGGATAACCTTTTTTCCAGAATTATTAAGATTTAATATGTCTAAAATAGATGATGATACGATAAGGGTGTTACAGAAGAGAGCAATAGATATTGCTGCAACAAATCCTAAACTTTCAGTTACCTTTAATAAAGTTACATATAGTTTTAAGACCTTTGATGAGTATATTCGTCTCTACACGCAAGATTTCTTCTATGAAGAGTCAAAAGACTGGAAAATAGGCTTTGCAAAGGCCGAAAATGGCTTTCAAAACGTAAGTTTTGTCAATTCAGTACACACGAAAGACGGTGGGACACACGTCGAATATATCCTGCATCAGCTTATCTCGCAATTGCGTGAAATGATCAAGAAAAAGCACCGAGTGGACGTCAAGCCGAGCGATATTCGTAATTATGTGTCTATTTTTATCGACTGTACGATTATTAATTCCTCTTTTAGTTCACAGACAAAGGAAAAACTAATTACTGAACAAAAAGAATTTGGCACTCGTCACGAAGTCAGCGACAAGTTGGCAAAAGCTGTTTTTAAGTCGGAAATAATCGCCTCCGTGCTCGATTGGATCGAGAAAAAAGCCTTGGCCCAAGAACGAGCTGAGCTACGTAAGCTTAATTCTACCCTGGACAAGACTAAAATTCCAAAACTAATCGATGCCCAGCGTAAAGGCGATCGTGGACCCTGTATCTTAGGCATCTATGAGGGACTTTCAGCTCTCTCGGCTGTACGTAAGTTTCGTGATACTCAAACTCAAGGAGCATTTCCTCTTAAGGGTAAGTTTCTTAACGTCAGCGAGATGAAGAGCGCTGAAATTATCAAAAACGATGAAGCCGTGCAGTTAATGGCCTCGCTTGGTCTAAAGCTTGGCGAAGAACCTAAGGGATTAAGGTATGGTAGAATCTATATTTACACTGATGCCGATCCAGACGGCAACTCGATTGCCGCTCTGCTTATTAATTTTTTCAATCGATTTTGGCCAGAGTTATTTGATCAAGGCAGGGTCTATAAGGTAATAACTCCGCTAGTTGTTGCAAAAAAAGGCAAAGAATCAATTAATTTTTACACCAACGAAGAGTTTGAAAAGTGGTCCGCTAAGAATAGGGTCAGCCAATGGAATATCGAATACAAGAAAGGGCTGGCCGCCCTCGAGGACGCTGAATACGCTGAAATTATTCGGGATCCCAAGGTAGTGCAGATCAAAAACGACAAGGACTATCGTGACTCGCTCAATGCCTGGTTCGGGGCCGACTCTGCTCCCAGAAAAGAAAGAATCCTAAACAAACCAAATAACCATGACCTATAAAGAATTTAAAGAACTGGCAGACCTAATGGTCAGATCTACCAAGAAAAAGGATCAGGCATATAAACTCGGCATCGACCTGTATGAAGCTTTTGAAGAAAACGAAAGGCTAATCGGTCAGCTTTGGGCAAATCTCCTTACTGAACCTGGTCTCGACTGGTTTAACTGGTTCATGTACGAAAAAGATTACCTTCACGATGGTGTGGGTCGCCCTGATCTTACGGCCAGTGATGAGGGCACTCCTATTTGCGAAAATCTAAAGGGACTTTATGAGTATCTAATAACAAACAACTATTTTAAAATCGCACCAGGTAATGCAGAAACCGGAAATTAAATCAGTCACCCAATACCTTGATCAGGACTATCGAGAATATGCAGTCTATGTGGTCGAGGAGCGCGCAATTCCATCGGTAATTGATGGTTTTAAACCCACTCAGCGTAAGGTGATTTTTGTTGCCGACCGAGTATGGAGAAACGGCTCAGAAAAGCCGCTAAAGATATTTCAATTGGCCGGTAAGGTCGCTAGCGATGCTCACTACCACCATGGAGATGGCAGCTTGAGCGGAGCGATCGTCGGAATGGCTCAAAAGTTTAAGAATTCAATGCCTGTTCTTGAAGAGATCGGTCAGTTTGGTTCGCTAAGGTCGCCGGAAGCTGGAGCTCCTCGTTATATCTCTACTAAACTGCACAAAAACTTTAGACAGCTCTATATGGACTTTGAGCTGCTTACTCCTCGTTATGAAGAGGGCAGCGAGATCGAACCCAAATATTTTTTACCTATTATTCCAACAGTTCTGCTAAACGGCGGTAGCGGTATTGCAGTCGGCTTTGCGACTAATATCCTAAACCGCAATCCGGTCGACCTAATCGATGCCTGTATAAAAGAGCTAGACGGTAAACCCTATAAGGAGCCCACTCCTTGGTATTATGGATTTGGCGGCGAGTGCATAAAGGATCCGGAAAGCCCGCTTTCTTGGATCTTTAGGGGTCGTTTCGAGGTCAAAAATACCTCTACTGTAGAGGTGACTGAGCTGCCTCCTTCGCTTACCTATGAAAAATTCGATTCGCACCTTAGTACGCTAGAAGACACTCGTCGAATCGTGAGCCATGACAATAACTGTAAAGCCGATATCAATTATCTCTTAAAATTTAGGCGAGAGGACCTTAAGGCCCTGCAGGACTCAGGTCGCTTGGCCAAATCGCTAAAGATGGAGGAGAGGCAGTCTGAAAATTTTACAGTGTTGGACGAGAATGGAGACCTAAAGATCTTTGACAGCGCGACCTCAATCATCAAGTACTTTGTCAACTTTCGATTGGGCTATTACACAAAACGCAAGCTCTACCTTATTAACAAGCTAGAACAGGAACTTACCCTACTCTCGAACAAGGCTAATTTTATCAAGTACATCATTGAAGGCAAGATTAAGGTCAATAATGTTCCTCGTGCAGAAATTATCCTGGCTCTAGAAACCGCAGACTTTGACCAGATCAACGGTTCCTATAACTATCTGCTCTCGCTTCCGATTCATACGCTTACGAAAGAAAATTACGAATCCTTGATAGCTGACGTTTTTGCAAAAGAGCAAGAGTTAAGTATTATTAAGCAGAAGGAGCCTATCCAGATGTACAAGGATGATCTCCAGGATCTTCGTAAGGCCGTGATTAAATCATATTAGTCCATAAATAAGAGTCCATCAGGGTTAATCTTAACTAGTTTGTGAAACTTTTTTCCTGAGAATTGTATAATTACATAAAATCCTAACAAAAATGGCAGACTTTTCAAAACAGTGGTGCGAGTTGAACGATCCTGAGATGCGACCCGACTTTGATATCCACGAAATCGCTAGTAATTTAGAAAAAGAACACTATACCTCGATCATCTGTGAGGGATTTGGCTTTATTGCCGTCGGCAAGGACGACAACGACAATATCCTCCTAGCGATGCCTACTGGAGGAGACCCAGACCAGGACGGTAACTCTGAGGTAGAGTGGAAAGCTTACGACGAAATCATAAAATAATCCATACCATGACTATTGCACAGGCACTAAAAGAAAAAAACAAAAAGGTGGCTAAGATCAACAAGATCTGGACCAGGATCGCTAGTTATAACTCTGTTATCGAAGGCTCGGAAAAGCCGTACGACAGCGATAAACTGTGGGAAGAGTACAATCGGGAAATTGCCGACCTGATCGACCTCAAGACCCGTATCCACTTGGCCAGCGCGCCAGTACGTAAGGATATCTTTGCCCTGTCTGAACTAAAGAGCAAAATCCAAAACATGCGCTCTTTAAACACACAGGACGGTCTCTTGCGCGATCGCTATGCCAGCGAATATACTGAAATGGTGGCGCATTTTTCTACTCTTTGGAAAGACGAGCAGATCGAGCTTACCGAAAGTATGATCGATTCCATCCAAGAAAAGCTGGATGCCTTCAACCACTCGACTAACATTTAATCCGGAGGTGGTGTTACACTATCCCTGGACGCGGGGAGAGATCGCAGATAATAAGCAATGACCGCCGCGTGGAATCATTGACGAAGAGCGGTAGCGCAGGCGAAAATCCTGCCCGGATAACTTAAAAATGGGCACCGGCGGCTGAGAACGAGGAGACAAATGCTTCTATCTAGAACGAAAGTTCTATACTACTTGAACCTGATGGCGTGATGCGATATGACAATCTCAAAATTCAAGACACAAGAGATCAAAAGGCAAATCGTAAAAAGTCAAGACTCAATTTTGCAATTGTTAAATCAGGACCAGCCAAAGGCTGCCCACCATAAAGAAAAAGAGGATCAAATGATCCTCTTTTTTCTTTTACTCTAGTCCAAAACTCTTTGCCTAAATTATTTTAGGGTAAGTAGATATTTAAGCTTGTTGATCTCGGCCAGCATTTCGTCCCGGACATTCAATAGGTCTGTGTCCTTGTGATCATCTAATTTGTTATTAAAGGACAATAAGAACTGGGTCAAGGTGTCCAGGTATTCACCCATGTTTACCTCGCCGATATTCATTAGGTTGATAGTATCGTCTTCTTCTACTGCTACTCGACCGTACTTGCCCATGTAACTCTCCATAAAACTGTCGATTAGGCCATCAAATGCTTCGTAAATTCCATCGAATGCTTTGTGTTTTGCATAGGAGCCGGTCTGCCAGTGTAGGACTTTAAACTGGGCCTGGATTCCTAAAAATGTTGACATTGCTGTTGCCATATTATTACTTTTATTTTATTTATTCTCCTAAAACAAAAAAAGAGGGCTTACGGGCCCTCTCTTTAAAACTTAGAAACTAAGTTGATTACGCGCTAAAGTTAGCTGGCGCAACACTTCCAGTAAGAACACCAATGTTACCTTGGATGTCCATGCTTAAGTATTGAGTTTCAGGATGCCATCCAGCTTCAGTGATAGCATAACGAGACTTCATTCCGATCTTTGGAGAGAAGGTTCCCTCTGCGATGGTTTGTAAAGACTCAGCCATGATATACGGCATGAATTTAACACCTGGCTCTTCGTCAGCACCTTTACGTCCAAGAACGATACGAGTATCACCCCAAGCTAAGTTAGGATCTACGTATACTTGAACTCCGTATACTTTACCAGCTGGGTAAAGGTTACCTGCTGTTCCAGCCATGTCAGTTGGAACTTGAGCGATAGAGTAACCAGCAACGTCAGCAAGAGCAGAAGCAATACGTCCGTTAGTCACGATGAAGGTAGCTGCACCGAAACGACCTCTGTGATAGATCAAGTTAGCAAGTTCAAGGATCTTGGTAACCAATCTACGCTGTAAGGTAGAAACGTTTTCAAATCCACCAGAACCAGCAGAAAGATCTAAGGTAGTGATACCTGCACCTTCAACTAGGGCAACTTCAGCTGAGTGAACATCACCTAAGGTGAATACACGGTCAACCAAACGCTTGTTGATAGACTGGGCAATGTCATTAACTGCTACGTTTTCCAACATAGAGATAACGTCATAGTTCCATACACGGTTCAAGTCTTGGATTTGCTCTACAGTTGCAGAGATAGAAACTTGGTCGCCTTCTGCTTCTACGAACTTAGTGAACATTTTAAGACCCATTTGACGGAACTTAGAAAGTTCAGCTTTTTCTCTCTTCATTGATCCGGGTATTCCGCCAGTTGACGGTAAGTAAGGACCATTGAAATCAGTTGTAGAATAATCATCATCAGATACTGAAGTGAAACCAGAGATGTGGTTTTCAAGAGCAGAAACTAATTGTACTGATCCTGTGGCAGTCGCACCAGAAGTATCACCAGCGATGGTTACAGTGTTTCCTTCGATTGACGTCGCAAGAACATTACTACCATTGTCGGCCGTTACCTTAAGGATTACGTGGCCATCGATACGAGAGAATCCTACGAAATCTAAACTAAAGTCACCAGCGCCAGAACCACTGATTGTTGCTGCGTCACCGTATGCTGCACTAGGAAAATCGGTTGCAGTCAATCCTACGATCTTAATCAAGTATGGATCGAAATCCTTATCTGTACGACCGCCTGTGTACAAGTAGTCTAAGTAAGGTAAGAAACCTACTGGAGAATCCATCGGGATAACTGGTACCAAGTCAAATCCAATTGTCTTAGCTGCAACTTGAATAGCTACAGGAAGCAATGAAGGAAATTTGTCGCCAGATCCAGAATCTGAGTAAGAATTTTTAACACCACCCGCAGTAAAAGGTGTTTGTGTTGCAGTCGGAGCAACAGGAGCTCCCATGTAACCGCCTAAAGAAGCAGGTTGTTGGAAGAATAAACCAGGAGCAGTTTGTTCGAAGATAGGGGCAGTATTATCGAAAATCGCGTGGTTGTGAGCGTACTCAGCTAACCAAGGAGTTTTCTCCATATTTGCACCGTAACCTTCTAAAACTGGCTTCCAGGTGTTTGCCAAGCGAGCATCGCTTGAACGTCTGAAAATTTTTGTACGTGCCATTGTTTAAGTTGATTTTTTTTTAGTTGGCGTTTTTGTTACTTGCGATAGCCTGCTCCACGAGAAAGCATTTCTAAGTAACCTTGAGAGTAACCTCTCTGCATCTCAACCACCTGGTTTACAGGTACTAGGCCTTCTGTACTTTGGCTTTCGTTGAGTTTCTGCAATTTAGCATTATTTTTTTCTAATTCGATTCTTTCGTTGATACCTCTTAGGTCAAGATCATCCCAGAAAGCTTTAGCTTGGTATGGGGTCTTGATTGAATACAACTGTGATTTTGCGTGAACTCTGCTCTGTTCGCTTTCGTTCATTCTGCTCCATGCTTGTTTGTATTCAGCAGGCATAAATTTAATGTGCGCTGGGATATTTTGATTTTTGTGAGCAATAACAGATTCGATGATGCTTACCACATCTCCTTCGTTGAACCATACAGAGGCTCCAAGAGCTTCTACGATGGCTTGTTTCTCGTCAGCAGCTAGAGCATAAAAAGCTTTTTGTTTTGCTGGGCTCATCACCTTCAAGAAAGGATATCTGTTTTCAAGAACAGTCTGTGCTGAACTATCTGTTACCTCAGCAATAACTCTATCTACTTTAGCTAGTAACGCGTCTACTGAAGTGGATTCATCTAATTTAGAAACTCCACCTAAGACATTACGACGACCTCCAACTGATCCGCCTTCGTTGATTGATTCAGCTAAGTACTCGGTGTAACCAATAGACTGGCCCAATTTCTCAGAAAGATACTGTGCGTAGTCGCGATTCATGTTGATATTTTCAGCTAAGTGCTCAGCATACTCGATTCCGCGGTTAGCTCCTTCGGCTACGTACTCAGTGTACTGTAATCCTTTGTCTAACTCTTCGGCTAAGTAGTTCTGATACTTAATAGACTTGGTCAAGTTTTCTTTGATGTATTCAGAGTAGTTGATGCTCTGATTCAATTTCTCAGCAATGTAATCTTGGTGATTGATGCTTTGGTTTAATTTTTCACCAACGTAGTTTGTATACTCAATAGAGTTGTTGGTAGTTTCAGCTACGTGCTCGGTGTAGCGAATTGACTCGTTCAGCTTAGAAGAGAGATAATCAGCATAATTAACTACTCCTTCTAATTGAGCTGCTAAATAATTTACAAATCCTACGAGTTTAGAATTGTCTACATCAGCACCACTAGATTGAGCAGATTCAAAAACTGCTTTTTGAGCTTTTAATTCATTTTTAATGCCAGCAAACTGATTGCTCAGTACTTTCGAGTACTGATCCATTTGTTCTCTTGTTACGAAATCGGCCATTGTTGTGCTATTTTTTTGTGTTTTTTGAGGCGTGCTGAAGTTACTTCCGAACGCTTTATCTGAATTATTTATCTTGTAGACTTTAAAATTGTCCGCAAAATCTAAACTTTCTGAGATGTCTACCACATTTTTTGAATTAACAAAGGAAGATTCCTTTAGGTGGTTATAACTCTCAGTAATCATTTGAAAATCGTTTTTCAAAGACTCAGATACTGCATTTTTAAGGATTGCCTCGGTGAAACCAGGCTCTCCAACTAGGTCATAGGTAAAAATTCTCTGTAGGGTAACTTTACCGCTTTCGTTTACCGAACCGGCTGCTCTAGAGGAAATCGATAGCTGAACTCCTCCTTCAAGAAGAGCTTTTGCAATTTTACCGTTAGGCGTATTCTCTAGGATTCTCAACTTGATATTAACCCTGTCCTGACCATCATAGTTTAAGTCTTGAATGATATGCGATGCACTCTTCAAGCTTACGTCAAAGGAAGGTGGGTGATCGAGGTCACCTACTAATTGATTTTTAGAGATCTTTTCTTTAAGATAAGAAAGATGCGGAAGATACTCGTTCTTCTCGTAGATACGACGGTTGTTGTTCATCTGTCCAAAGACAGCGCAAACACCCTCTAACACGGTACCGCTTGGACTGGACGATTGAACATTTAATTTTTGTCCAATGTTCTCGATAATAAGAACTACATCCTCACCAGTTGACTTATTGTTTAAGTTTGCCAAAAGCCTTTAATTTTTTTATTATTTATAAAGGCTTTTGCTAAAAAATTTGCGAAAGGGCTCCTAAACCTTTTGCAGGAGCTCTTTAAAGCTATCTTTTTCCTCTTTGCTTAAATTTGAGAGGTCTGGAGTGATAATATCAAAGCAGATGATGTACTTTCCGACCTCCCTACGCTCGTTTAGGATGCCCTCAGACTCCAATACAAACCTTAAATCAGTCAGCGTTTTAGGCCCATTGATCTCGGCATCATACCTTTTATTGAGGATAGTTTCGATCCTTACCTTTTCTCCCTTTAGTAACACTTTATAGAGCGGCACCTCGACCCTCTGCAAGACATCGTTGCCTAGGATCTCGACGTGTGGCGGCACTTCAAATTCAATATCGACATAGAGGTCGCCGAATATCGGTAGCTGTTCTGTATCTCCCCAGATATTAATATGACCCACTATTTCTTCGTTGCCGATTTTGCCTGCTCTTACTCTAGTAGAATAGATTCCTCCTTCTCTCTTGATAGGCAGGTGCATTGCTCTAAGATTTAGCTGGATAGCAATCTCTTTCTCCTCCTCTACCTGTTTATAGTTAAGTAACTTGTCTGTTTTGCCGACTACTTCTACCTTTTTTCTCTTGAACTCAAGTTCAATTTTTTTACCCAGTAGAGCGTCGGCCAGCGGTACCTTTGTCTTTAGCTTGATGTCTAGGTGTTCAGTGGTCGGCGGTGCCGCATGGGTCTTGCCTTGGCTTGCCCTGGCTCTAGCGTTCTCGTGTGCCCGTGAGCTCTTGAATTGCTCAGAACCAAAGTTATTTACAAAATCGTTGAATGAAAAACGACCGCTCTCAAATTTACGTGAGTCATCGTACTTTTTTCTCTTCTCTACATCTCCTAATATTGAATATGCCTCGGCAATCTTTTTAAACCGCTCCTCTGCAGCGACATTGCCAGGATTTTTGTCTGGATGGTACTGCTGTGCCAGCTTACGATAGCTCTTTTTGATCTCGGTCTCTGTTGCATTTTCCTGAATTTCTAAGATCCTGTAGTGGTCCATCTTTTTTCTCTAAACTTTTTATTTCTATCTTGTATAAAACAAGAAAAAAAAGTTTTGTCGATGGCGGTTTTAGGCAAGAGACTAGAGGAATTTATTGGACTGCATAAAGACCAAAAGATTGTGGTCTGCGGCTGCGGTACCTCCCTGTCTGAATTTAAGTCAGTCCACTCTGATTACATTACCATTGGTGTCAACGATGTACCTCTGCTTTTTCAGCCGACTTATCTCCTAGTCACCGACTCTCCAGGTAGATTTAGAACAGAGACCCGAGTAAAAATGGTCAACGGCTCTACTGCAAATTATCTTTTTACCTGTGCTAAAGGTTGGAGACATAGAAATATCGTTTACTTTGAACTTGGTTCACAGGCTGCAAAAAACCTGAACAGTCGAACCAAGATCGACCACTTTGTGCACTCTCCATACTGTGCAGTCGGCCTAGCCTATAAGATGGGTGCCAAGCATATTGGTCTTATCGGGGTCGATTTTACCAACGGGCATTTCTATAACCCTCGTGATGGAGCACACCCTGTGATACAGATGAATTACCTAAAGCGGGTAAACTCGGTGTACAGCGCAATGCTTACTGCGCTTTCTGGAAACGGGGTTAGTTTATATAATCTTAGTAGGCAAAGCCTGCTGGAGGTACCTAAAATAACGATTGATGAGTTTTCCAAACTATGAAGATAATTATTCCAGCTAGGCTAGGTTCAAAGGGCTTGCCTTTTAAGAATCGTACCCTATTCGACCGCACGGCCAGTATCATTCCTCAGGCCAAGAGAAACTCTACTTGGGTCACTACGGATGATCCTGAAATAGAGGCACAGGCCGTCGATTGGGGTTTTAACGTGATACGACGCCCTGCTGAACTTTCACAGGACGAAAGCTCGATTCGAGACGTGATGTTGCATGCAGTCAGGCACCTTAATCTAGACAGTAGGGAGCTTGTGCTCATGCTCTATCTTACCTATCCAGAGCGCACTTGGGCAGATGTCGAAGCGGCTACTGAATTTTTTCTACAGTACTATCAATATGGAGCTACCGATTCGCTGCTCTGCAAAAAAGCGGTGAAGAGTCACCCTTACCTCTGTCTAGAGGAGACAGGTATAGGTTCTGCATTTGGTAAGCAGATAACTCCACATGACCTATACCGCCGACAGGACTATCCCACCTGCTTTGAACTGAGCCACTATATCTCGATATTTGAAGCCGGTGCAATCTATCGACTTAATCGCAACCTTTACTCAAATAATACTGTCTTCTATGGGATCGGGGATCCGGTAGATATCGACACACAAAAAGACCTAGAGTCATTAAATGAGCGTAGCAATTAATGCCTGCACCTTTGCCTGTGATGCACAGTTTCCTTTTGTTAGGGTAAGCCTCTACAGTTTTATCCAGCATAATCGTTGGTTTAGTGGTACGGTAAAGCTCATTATTCACCCAGACTTTCCTCTTTCTGCAACCAACCTTAAGCTGCTAACAATGGTCTATCCCAACCTGGAACAGCACTATATCACGGAAGAGACCTCTTTTTTAAGAGAAGCTAGGCGCAGCCCCAAGACTTTTCTTTTACAGATAAAGGAGTATGCAAAGCTCTATGTCTTTTCGCTAGGGCAACAGAATCTGCTCTATTTTTCAAATACTGCCCTCTTCATGAAGGACGTTGCCGGGATGCTACAGCCGCAGAAGATAACCTTTACTAGCGAAAAGTCACTATTTTATCTAGGTAAGGAGTCCGACCTCTTTTCTCGCTTTGTGGAGGAGTCTCCCAAACATATTGACCTCTTTTTGACCTCTGCCCTAACTGGAGAAGACTTTGATAGAATCGACAACTTGACCATATCCGCGACAGTCGTTCGGGACAATAAATTTGCACAGCTCTCCTCGGCCCTGCAGCATGCCAGCTGCATATGCTATAACGACTCTGTCCTGTCGTCTGGAGTTGGCTATCAGAAGATCAAGCAGGTATGGCTGCATAAGAACAAGGAAGTCGGGCAGGCTCTCTCTTCGCCTAGAGCAATCGCTTTTCCAACAGCAAATCGTCCTGCCGCTTTGCCGACCCGATCCGCTGCGCCTCCTGTACAAACAGAAGCCTCTTTTTCACAAGAAACAGTACATCTGCCGTCTTCCTCGGGTCTAGTTCAATCGCATGACCTATTTAGCTATCTAAATGGTAAAAAAATAGCGTTGGTTGCAAATTCTTCTCTTTTACTGGATCACAAATACGGTGCACTGATCGACTCACATGATGTAGTTATTCGATTCAACGGTTATCCCATCTCGCCTGAGCATACTGGCACTAAAACCGGCATTCATTTTATTTTTCGACAGGCGCAATTCAACCTGGAACAGGCCTGTGATTATCTGGTCGTTCTCTCTAATCCAATCGATCCTTGGAAAAATACAATACGCCATATTTTCAATACCTATCCCACTAAAAGAATAGTAAATTTTAATTTTCCTCCTAGAAATGCCGTCTCTGCAGCATTTGGCAAGGTAATCGCTCCTACGTCTGGGGTTTGCGCGATATTGTTTATCGGTGGGCTGCGTCTTACCTCTGCCACCATTAGCCTATTTGGTTTCAATGGTTATCTTGGAGGAAAGGGCTCCATGTTTCGCTCAAATGAAGATCAGTCGATCTCTTCCACCCATAATTATGTAGCTGAGAGAAAATATTTTCAGACAAATTTCAAAGAAATTAGTCCGGGCTTTTTACAAAGAAAAATCACATGATAGAAGTATTCCATTACCGCGAAACCCCAATTGCCGATGCTCCAAAGGAACTTGCCAAGGCAATCAATAAATTTAATTCAAAGTATCGGTGCCACGTAATCGGTAAGGGTGCAACTACTTCTAGCCAACCCAAGAAATTTGATATTGTGCACGCACACAATAAAATACCTTTAAAGACCATTCGCGTACCAAAAACTATACTTCAATATCACAGCGAGCCCTGGCAAGTAGACTTAAAGAGCCCAGTACGTGCAAAACTCGTCATTGCTCAATACCATGCGACCCTGCCTCAATATTCGGGCTGCACCATCGTGCGTAACGTAATTGACTTTACCACGCCACAATACAACTTAAATGAGGTTAGAGACAAGATCAGGATAGGTTTTTCTCCTAGTAGAAAAGAAAAAATGGGCAGCTGGCACGATAAAGGTTATCAAAAAACCTCAGCCATCTTAAACAACATAAAAAAAATATACGGCGACCTTGTCGAAATCGACGTTATTACCGGTGTCTCATTGGAGGAGTGCATTCGTAGAAAATCCAGGTGCAATATTCTGATCGACGAGTGTGTTACTGCAAGCTATCATCGATCTGGTCTAGAGGGTCTGGCCCTAGGCAAACTGACAATTTGTTCCCTTTCACCGGAGGTGGAACGGGTCTTTTTAAAGTCGTGCGCTGCAACCGCTTCCCCGTTTATCAATGTATGGATCAATTCTCTTGAAATTGAGCTGTGCAAAATAATCGATTGTGGCATAGACTATATCATTGAAACTGGGGTTCAGAGCCGAGACTGGATGACTCGCCACTGGCACCCACAAGCGATCGTTAATGAATACGTTAAAATATACGACACTCTATGAAGCTTGGAATATTGATCATCAATCGTAATCATATCGCATATACAATAGATCTAATTCATAAACTGGCCGCTCAGACCAGTAAGGATTTTGAGTTGACCATAATCGATAATGGTTCGAGCGAAAGAGACACTAGACCGCGATTAGCGGAACTTCGCATGCCATTTATCAAAGAAATTAGATATACTGGCAAAAATCTTTCTCTACATACTCTATGGAACGAATTTGTTCTTAAAAACAGTTATGAGTATTACAGTTTTTTAAACAATGACATGGTGATTCCTAAAAATTTTGTGAGTGATACTCTCGAAGTTTTTAATCGAGAACCTAGCGTAGGCTGTGTTGCCCATGCGACAAATCACCCCAATTATCAGGAGTGCAAGCCACTAGAGTATGAGATTTTTTCGGATAACTATCGGCAGGGTTGGGATTTTACTATGCGACGCGAAGCCTACTCACCGGTTCCCAGGTCTCTTCAATTTTTTTGCGGTGACGATTATCTATACGAAAAATTGTATCAAAAGGGCTGGAAATTTGCAATTGTGGCCAGCTCTCCAATAATACACTTTCAAGGGGCAACTCCACGCGTTCCTGGAATATCTTCTCGAGACATTACTGAATACAAAAAACTTGGATTTAAGCACGGGAGGCTAGATGTGTGCTTTAAATTGTCTAATTTTAAACCAACCTTTTCAAAAATAGTAGAAAACTAAGTAATCACTATGAGAATTTCAGTTATAATGGCTTCGTACCTAGAACATTACAGCACAGGCAAATTTGATGCAGCGACTAACCGCGAATTCAAGTTTAGACGGGCGGTAAATTCTTTTTTGGAACAAACATTCAAGGATGCTGAACTCATAGTGGTAAGCGATGGCTGTAAAAAAACATCTCTCATCACTAGACGCGAATATTTAAGCAATCCCTCAGTTCGGCTAGTTCAAATACCCAAGCAGACTCTATTTAGTGGAAAGGTTCGTCAGGCTGGTCTGAATGTAGCCAGAGGAGAAATTGTCTGTTATCTGGACAGCGATGATTATTTTGGAAAAGATCACCTTGCAGCAATTAATAGGTTCAACGATCGGGATTACATGTGGGCATATTACGATGATTATATCTTCAATGGCACCGACAAAAGGATCAGACATGTCGAGCCCAAGGCAAATCGAATCGGCACTAGTTCCATCTGTCATCGTCGTAAGTGCCCATTCCATTGGGCCGACGGGTATGGCCATGACTGGACAAGTATTAGTCGTATTCTAAAGGAAAGGCATTACAAATTACAAACACCGGACTATGTAGTCTGTCATGTTGGCAAAATTGATGTATGACTGAATTAAATAAAATAAAGAAACTATGAAAATACTATACAAATTAACAAGTCGGTCCAGACCGGACAAACTTCTTAAAGTCATTGAAAATATTAAAGCATTTAGTCGACACCCGGAATACACAATATTGTGTTCTTTAGATCTTGATGATAATTCTCTCACTCCAATAAAAGAGGCTCTTCATAATATCGATAGAGTAATTTGTCATTATGGAATTTCCAAATCAAAAATACATGCAATTAACCGGGATATGGATAAGGCCGGTGATTGGGATATTCTATTCAATGTTTCCGACGATCAGCTATTTTTAGTAGAAGGATTTGATCTTCTTGTAATAGATAAGGTGAAGGAAGTCGGTGGCGATTGTTTTTTACACTATCCTGACGCAAATGTAAAACAGAAGCTTGCAACCATGTCCATTATGGACAGAAAATATTATCAAAGATTTAATTATATTTACCATCCTAGTTATATTAGCTTGTGGTGCGATAATGAAGCGATGGAGGTTTCACAAAAATTAGGCAGATATTTTTACACTGATTTGCAAATATTTGATCATTATCATCCAGCATACGGTAAAGCCATTAAGGATCCACAATATACAAAAACTGAAAGTTATTATCACATAGATAAAAAAACTTTCGATAGTCGCAAAAAAATAGGATTTCCAAGATGAATACGAGTTATAGTCAAAATGGAGAAGATTTGATAATTGAAGAGTACTTTAAAACCCTCAATTTAAAAAGTCCCAGATTACTCGATCTTGGGGCAAATGATGGAATAACTCTTTCAAATAGTTATAAGTTATTAAAAAGTGGAAAGTGGCATGGAGTTTTGGTTGAACCGTCTGTTGAAGCGTACCGACGGTTACAAGAAAATTTGAAGGGACTCTCAGTAACTCTTTTAAATTTTGCAATTGGAACAAATGACGGAGTCATTGATTTCATGGAATCTGGAGCTCATTTTTCAAATGGAGCAGATATTGCGTTAGTAAGTACGATAAGCGAAACTGATTATAATAAATGGAAACACACAACTAGCTGGAAAAAGTATCAAGTTAATGTGTTTACAATAGATACTCTCTTTTCTAAGCTAGGTTATGATAAATTTGATTTTGTATCGATGGACATTGAAGGAATGGACTTACATGTACTTAAACAGATGGATCTTAGCCGCATGGAAGTAAAGTGTATGTGTGTGGAACACAATGGTAAAGATATTGATCACTACGTCAACTATTGTCAAAAATACGGACTTATTGAAACTTCTAGAAATGCTGAAAATATTATTTTTATAAAAAAATGAAACCTGCCCCTCTTCTTTCAATATTGATATGTTCTCTACATAAGAGAATCGATAAATTATCAAATTTATTATCGACTTTGAATCCACAAGTAGACTCGTACCCTAACCTGGTTGAACTAATTGTAAATATGGACAATAAGATTTTGTCTACTGGTAAAAAAAGACAACTATTGTTAGAACAAGCTTCTGGTGAATATATTGTTTTCATAGACGACGACGACCACATCGACCATGAATATGTGTCTCTAATACTTTCTGCTTTAAAGACTAAGCCAGATTGTGTTGCTACTACTGGATGGTATACCAGTGATAATGGAGAAAAAACAGTATGGTTTCTTTCTAAGGATTTGGAAAATGAGAATAAAAACGGTTATTTCTATAGAACAACGAATCATATAAGTCCAGTTAAAAGAGAGCTTGCGTTAGCCGTAGGATTTAAACCTATTTCATTTGGCGAAGACGCAGACTATAGCGCTCGATTAAAACCGTTGTTAAAGTCTGAAACTAAAATAAATAAGCTTATCTATCATTACGATTTTAAAAGTACAAATAAAGAATATTAATTTATGAATTCCAATACTAAATTACAATTACCTTCTGTGACTCTCATGTGCATAGATTGTGTTGATGTAAATAGAGCAATTGCCGTTGTAGAACATTGTAAAACACTTTGCGATTTCGGCAAAGTTAAAGTCTTAACTAGTTTGCCTACTGATTATGAGCATATTAAAATAATGCCTCTTAATTCGCTTGTAGAATATTCCATTTTTATGTTGACTGAGTGTAGTAAATATATTGATACTGAACACGTATTAATTATTCAAAGAGACGGGTGGATCCTAAATACTAAAACTTGGGACAATGAGTGGTTAAATTACGATTATCTTGCTCCAGTGTTCAATCAATATGACATCGTTGGAAGTGGAGGATTCTCGTTTAGGTCTAAAAAATTAATGGACACTCTTACTGAATGGATGCCAAAATGGGATGGTACCCCTGATGGAGCGAACGAAATTCAATCACAAGTTGGGTATTATGAAGATGGTGTTATTGCATTCAGTGAAGAACTAAGAAAAAAATTTAATTATGCGCCAATTGATGCTGCAAATAAATTTGCGCAAGGAGGAAGTATGAATCTTGAAACATACTATGAATTTCCATTTGGATTTCATGGATCCGCTAGAGTTATAAATCATGAAACTGGAGAAGTTGGCCCTCCTTCCGATTGTGATCATGATGGACTATGTGGCTGCACTCATAAAAAAGGATTTGCTGCAAAGCAATTAGAACTTAAGCTTATTGAGCTTATGAAAAAATACACAAACTACAATGGATAAAAAGATAACACATTTACGAAAAACTGATATACATAGCACGTTAACTACGTGGATATACTGCCATTTTGCGATGATGTGGGCAGCCGAGCAGCAGGGATTATTATCCTACATTGATTGGCATGAGGGAGGCTTTTTAAAATCTTATGAAGACAAAGAAATGTTCGCAAAGAGCCCCAACGCGTATGACTGGTACTTTAAACAACCGATGGTTCCCTTTGCTGGGGGTGCCAAAGAGATACGTACATGGGAAACATGGCAAGATCCTTCGCCAATTCCGTTCATGGCACAACCGCTTTCAGTAATTAAGGACTACTATAAAAAACATCTTGTTTTCAATGACTATGTTAACGAAAGAGGAAAGCAAATAGTAGATAGGTATGGAATCGATTTTAGTAAGACCATTGGAATTACGTGGAGAGGAACAGACATTTATTTAGAAAGTTTAAACGGAAATTCAGGCAGAAAATATACACCTATTGAATATTATTTCCCTTGGATAGATAAGGCATTGGAGCAGATTCCTGATGCACGTATAGCGTGTACCAGCGAAGAAACTGGAATACTCGAACCTTTATTTAAAAGATACCCACAGGCATTTATGATTGACGAATTTTATCAGGCCCCAAAGGGAAGCAAAGATAATCCTGAAAGATTTAGCCCAGTAAGCGGATTTGAAAGAGGATTGCAACCAGCATTAATGGTATGGTTATTCAGCAAGTGTGCATGGTTAATAAAAAATAGAGCAAGTACAAGTGCAGTTGCTTCTTGGTTAAGCGATGGGGAGATAGTGAATATCTGTCACACCGAAATATTAGGATTTCCTCCACACCTTGATGGGATTGAATATAAAGGTCAAGTATATCCAATAATATAATAACAATACTCTCGAGAAATATGAATTACTGCGTACTAACAACTATTAATAAGCCGACCAAGGCAATCGAAGAACTTTATAAGAAGTTCGGAAATAATCTCATTATTGTAGGAGACAAAAAAACACCCAATGATTGGGACTACAACGGCATTAAGCCAATTTTAGGCACTACGAGTTTCGCTCCCGACAACCACTATGCAAAAAAGAATTTAGGTTACTTGGAAGCAATGAAAAAAGGTGCAAAATTAATCTATGATACAGACGATGATAACATTCCCAATGATACATGGAGTATCAGGAAATTAGAAACAGAGACAGACTTTTCTAAAACTGAGAAAGGATGGTACAATGTATATTCTTATTTTAAAACTAATATTTGGCCTAGAGGATTTCCTTTAAATATGATAGGGCAGACTACGGCAAGCTCAGCAGGACATGGTGTGGTTCTAAGTTCTATTCAACAGGGTCTATCTGATGGAGAGCCCGACGTAGATTCAATTGCACGATTGGTACTAAAGGATAGAGATACTATATTTGCTGACAATCGAAGTATTAATTTGCAACCTTATACATGGAGTCCATTTAATTCTCAGACTACATGGTGGTTCCCAAAAGCCTTTCCATTAATGTATCTGCCAGTTAACTGTTCATTTCGAATGACTGACATTTGGAGAAGTTTCATTGCACAAAGATGTTTGTGGGAAATTGGCGAATGTGTTACTTTTCATTCGCCCTCCGAAGTAATTCAAGAACGTAACGATCATAACCTAATGAAGGATTTTGAGGATGAAGTGCCGGGATATCTTTTAAACGAAAAGATTATTGAAGTATTGAATGATTTATTTTTGAAAAGTGGAGAAGAATTCATGTGCGAAAACTTATTAACTTGCTATGAGGCCCTGGTAACAAACAAAATTTTACCATTAAAGGAAATTGATTCAGTAAAAAAATGGATAAGCGATTATGAAACTACAAGAAATTTGGAATAAGTTAAGTTTACAAGGCTATGCTTCCGATAAAGGGGATATACATAGCTATTTGCCAGTATATGAAGAAATATTGGCACCATACCGTGAAACTGCTAAGAATGTTCTTGAAATAGGATTATTTCATGGTCATTCTTTAAGGATGTGGGAACAATATTTTACCAATGCCGATGTTTACGGCATTGATTGTAGTGAAACACCTCACGATGGAATGGCAGATCTCAGGCCTATGATTGCAGAGGGCACTCATAACATTAATATCATGGACGCCTGTAACAAATCAGAAGTAAAAAAAGTATTTGAAGGTAAAATGTTTGATTGCATTATAGAGGATGCAGGTCATGCCATTTCTCAGCAGTTTGAGCTTTATTCTATTTGGAAAAAATATCTTTCTCCAAATGGTATTTATATAATTGAGGATGTTCAAGATATAGATAATGACATATCGAGATTAAAATGCATCGACCCCGACAAAGAAATAAAAATCATCGATCGTCGATACTTGAAAAACAGATATGATGACGTATTAATCATCATACATTAATTTTTTCTTTAAAAATATTTTTTGATGAAAGAAATAACCCCATCTCAGCTTGCTAATCAGTTCGTAAACGACGAAGACCTCGGTAGAGAAATTCGCAAGCATGTACTAGATTCTCACGAAAAAAACACTATTTTGGCAAATCTCGCGTTGGGCTTTCCAAACGACTTTGATCTTGGTCAAAAGATCAGAGCACTCTTTGTCGACTAAAACTCTTTATCCGTTTTTTAGTTCTTAATAAATAAAAGCGACACATGGAAAAAACAATAATAGTCGCCGAAATCGGCATTAACTATGCGTATGGCGAGGATCCTGCTCGATTTGTCGATAATGTCAAGCGACTGATTGATATTGCCTCTATTGCTGGCGCAGACTACGTTAAATTTCAAAAGAGGGATCCTCACGTCTGTGTGCCTATGGCTGAACGTGAAGCCCCAAAGTCCGTTCCTTGGAGAAGAGAGCCGACTACTTATTTTCAGTATAAGCTCGATATTGAGCTCTCGTTAGAGCAGTACAAGGAGATCGATGCCTACTGCGATCAGAAGGGCATGCTCTGGTTTGCCTCTGCTTGGGACAAGAACTCAGTTGATTTTTTGCGTAAGTTTCAGACTAAACTGCCCAATGGAAAATGGGGCACAGTAATAAAGATTCCATCGGCTTTAATCCATGATCTTGAGTTAGTAGAGTATGCTAGAGACTGTTCGGACTTTCTCCTTATCTCTACTGGCATGAGTACCCAAGAGGAAATAGACCTTGCTATCGAGGAAGGCCGACCGAACGTCGTATTTCACACCAACTCCAGTTATCCTGCTCCAATAAACGAATTAAATATGGAGTATATTCGTTATCTTTCTCATTTGAATGCATCACGAGAATTTAACAATGCATTTGAAGTAGGATATTCATCTCATGAAAGATCGATTGTTACTTGTGCTTCATCTATTTTATATGGAGCAACTTGGATAGAGAGACATATCACAATAGATAGAAATTTCTGGGGAAGTGATCAGTTGAGTTCATCAGATCTTCCTGAATTTGCATCGTTAATTAAAAACATTCGCGAAATAGAGTCATCTAGAGGCATATATGGATTGCGTAAAGTATTTAAGTCAGAATTACATAAAAAGAAGACTTTAAGAGGATAAATAACTAAAATAGGTTATTCAGGATATGAATCAAATTAGTTGTAAAATATGTAATGAAACAGACTTAGCTAAAATGAAAAGTGCAGTCTTTAAAAAAACGAATAGCAGAAAATACTATAATATTTGTATATCATGCTATTCAAAAAAGATGAAAGACTCTCTATTGGCTACTTGTAAAAACTATTCTACTGAAAAAATAGAAAAAGCTAAACAAAAAAGAAAAGAAACTAATTTGAAAAAATATGGAACTGCCTTCCCTCAAAAATTAGATTCAGTAAAATTAAAAACGAAGCAAAATAATTTATTAAAACATGGAGTTGAAAATCCTTGGCAATCCAAACAAATTAAAGACAAAATAAAAAAGACTAATTTAGAAAGATATGGAGTTGAATATGTTTCTCAATCTAATCTTATTAAAAATAAAAAATTAAATTCATGGTTTTCTAAAAAACCAGAAGAACGTCAAAAAATAATAAATAAAGCAAATTCAACAAAGAGATCGAAGACTGATTCTCAAAAATTAAAAACTAAGGAGCTGAGAGAAAACACAAATTTACATAAATATGGAGTCAAAAATATTGGTCAATTAAATTATTCATATTCTAAAATATCTCAAGAATTATTTAATTCGATATATTTAAAATTACCCATATTTCTTCAGCAAAAAACGTATTACGCATCATTAAATTTTGAATTTATACGAAAATTTAATGAATCAACGTACTTATATGATTTTACCATAACATCAATAAAGAAAATTATAGAGTTTAATGGAGATCTATGGCATGCGAATCCACTAAAATATCCTGATCCTAACTTAAAAATGAAAAGATTAAATGGAATTACGTGTAAAGAAATATGGGATAGAGATTTTAAAAAAATACAACACGTCGAGTCAATTGGATATTCTGTTAAGGTCATTTGGGAAAACGACTATGTAAAAAATAAAGAAGAAACCGTCGCTTCTTGTATATCATGGCTGTTAAATTAGTACAATTACTTTTAAACATTTTAAAATCTTTACGTGGAAAATGAAAATCACACCAAAAAAAGTATTTCAATTCATCGAGGGCAACTTGAAACTGCTCGGCGACCGTATGCACCTCCTTCCAGTGCACGAACGTGAGCAGGTGCTCTACCGATCACAGATCTGTAAAGACGACTGCATGGTCTATGAATACTGTACTTACTGTGGCTGCTCTATTCCAGGTAAGCTATACGTGAAGGAGTCCTGCAACGGCGGTGAGCGATTTCCCGACCTGATGGGGGCCAAAGAGTGGGAAGAGTACAAGTTAAAAAACAATATTGAGATCAAAGGTGACCTACTTCATTGATATCGACGACACTATCTGTACCCTGTCGGGCACAATGCAGTACGAGACCGCTCAACCCATCGCAAAGGCTATTGAAAAAGTTAATCGTCTCTTTGAGGAAGGACACAGAGTTATTTTCTGGACTGCTAGAGGAACCAAATCCGGTCTGGATTGGAGACAATTAACAGAGGCTCAGCTCCTCTCTTGGGGCGTCCAGTATCACGAGTTAAGGTTCGGTAAGCCAGTATACGATGTCTTTATCGACGACAAAAATATCAACTCGGAGGACTGGTTAAATGCAAAAGACTAGAGTACTTCTGCTGGGAAACAGCCCCCAAATAAATGAGATTCAATTTGATCTTCTACAGGAGGGAATCATCACGCTTGGCTTGAATCGAATCTGGTTAAAACACATTCCTGATTACTTTTTCTTTCACGATCTAATTATCTCAAACGAGCTCAGTCGACAGCCTGAAATCCTTGCACAGCTTATCCAAAATTCTACTATTTTTTCAAGCGAATGGATTCGAAAGAACAAGAACAACGTTATTCCTAAATGGACTACCTCCTATCCTATGCCGCCATCTCAAGGTTTTCCAGATTCGGCTTCGCTCTCGATACAGATATTTTCAAAGCATATCATGAAGAGCAAACGGGTTTCGTTTTATGTTGCTGGGGTACCTCTGCTTTGGCAGGAGCCTAGCCATTTTTGGAAACAACTTGAATACTCTCCCAGCGCGGCTGGCGACAAGGCCTGGTATGACCACCGCTTTCCTAAAATGTTACAAAACTTTAGAACTTTAAAGAATTTGGGCTATGATATCACGTCGGTCACTCCAGGATCTGCTTTAAACAAGCTCTTTCGTTACGAGAGCATTGAGAATCTCTATAAGAAGAGACTATAGGGAGACCTTTACTGTCTTAGACAACACCGTCTCTTTAAAGGTGTTAACGATTGCGCTTGCTGCACCGGGAGTAGGCGGAAATTTTGCGTCTACTACTGATGCCATTGCAGTCAGCAACAAAAATAGAGTATCGCCTAATACTGCTGGGCCCATTACTGGACTGTGGCCGACTTTGACAAAGTTACCGTTCACCCATATCTCGTTAGAGGCTGCCTCGATCTCGCTACCGGAGGTCACCTCGATCCTTGAATTTGCATGGATAGAGATATTGCCTCCTCGCAATTCAATAATCGACTGGGACTCCGAGTGCTCAATGGTAATACTCTTGTCTCGACCAATATTTACCCTAGAACCCTTCAGCTGCATGGTGATGCCCTTTGAAATAGTAAACCAGACCTTAAGCTCTTCGTCGCCGTCGAACAGCACCACATGGGAGCCTAAATACTCTCCGTCTTTGCCCAATTCCTCACGCACGTCCTCTGCAATCTCGTGCAAAGAATAATACTCGGGCGAGTATGGGTTTCCGTTATCGAATCGCACTGCAACTACTGCTCCTTTCTTTGGTACTGATAGCGAGCCACCAAGCCCGTCCTTGCCAAAGTAGGCGCTCTTTTGTTTGGGATAGGCCCAAGGCAGATCCTCTACGGGAATATCGTCATAGAGACTAATTACCCGAATCCTGGCTCTGCCCTCTTTGCGCGGATCGTTTGGGTCTTCGACTATTCCCAAGAACTGCTTGTCTACTAAGTCTAGCCCTCTGCGTTCGATATCGTGATTTTGGTCCATCATATTAGATTATATCCTGATCTGGTTATTTAGTTTAGTTTCCGTAAATATTTCCCAAGTCTTCTACTGGAGGTTCAAGAAAATTGCTGGCCGCGCCCAGTGCTGGATTAATCAGGCCGCCGACTGATGCTAGTGCATTTTGTACGGACTGACCCGCGTTTTGAATATTGTCCCCAATTACTGGTAGACCAGAGAGAAAAGAGCCAACGTTTGTTGCCAAGGCACCGAGTGTGCGTCCGCTCCAAGGATTATTGATGTCGGTTTTTGTACGATCATCAAAGAGTCGGCTGCCGTCTGGATAACGACTCTCCTCTTCAAAGAAACCTACTTTGATCTTGAAACTATTGGTGGCTGGCGTCCTAGTGGTGGCGACCTCTAGTCTGGCGCCGCCAGCAAAAGTATCGCTAAAATCAAACTCGCACTGTCTACACCTGAATTTTACGTAGCCGTACTGTTCTAACACATTAGAGAAGACGTTTCCTCCACCGACGATGTTACCGATCGCTCCGGTATTTACGCCAAGTGCCGCCGCAACATTTTGTCCTACGCCAGGAATTCGATACCTAATGTTTCTGGCCTCAGCCACATAGACGTCCATTGCAAACCATCGCAGGTTATCGGGCACCCTTTCTCGCATGAATACCTTGTCATAGATCGCATTACGATAAATATCGGCAAGCTCATTAATTCTAAGATCTATCGCCTCTAGTGTATTGACTGTGATGACTGCGTCCTTGGCCTTTTGTGGCTTTTCTGCATCAGTCGCGGCTTTCCACATCGTGTTTAGACCGCTGATGCTTTGAAAATACCAGGGTGCATCAAATGTAAGGTATCTTAGTATATTCTTAAATACCACCAGTCCATTTGCCTCCGCTGTATAGCCTCGGTTCTTTAAAAAATCGACTGCAGTGTCCGCATTTGTTCTGAAAAGTGGAGAGTCCCACAGCTGCAGATCGGTAAATGCGGCTGACTCTACCGGTTCAAAGATAAAATCAATAGCAAAGGTCAAGAAAGTAGGCTCGTCGTAAGGATCAGTAAAAAATCCCTTCCTAAAGTTGTCAGTCTTATTCTGTATTCCGTAAAAATTATGTGGCATCTTGTATTATGGAGTTTTTTTCGATGGTTTCCACTCCCGTCTGGCTAAAAATAGCTCAGTATAGAGGCCGTTTGGGTGTAACCGGTCGTAGTGATACTTCGCACTGCTGACGTAATAGTAACCGCTCAGCTGTTGGTCTGGAATCTGCTTACGAAGATCGGGCTGTTCTGCCTGTTCTTTTGCCTTCTGGTCGTCTACGCTGGGCGTGGCTTTACGTATTCGCTCTGCCTCCTGTATTGAAATATAGATAGGTACTGTGAATCCTCGCACTACTTGAAAATTGATATTGTTTAGCGTGACCCTTAGTTTGATCTTGTCTAATTCACGCAGGTTATGATCGTTTAGTAGGCGAGCGGCATTCCACTCTGGATGATTGTTACCATAATCAATATTCATCCATTTCTTTATCTTGTTCTCAGCCAGGCTCTCTTCAGTCGGCACTAAATAATTTGTTTGATTACGATCAATGCTCTTTAACGGAGCCATAAAAAAGTCTTTGAACTTTTCCTTTGGCGCCTGTGTTGCCTTAAGGTGATCGTAATAGAAGATATTTTTTTTGTAGCCTTGTCTTTTTATTATTTGGCCCTGCTCAGAAACCAAGTTTAGCGTCGTGATGTAATTGGGACTTCTGCTCTGCTCGAGTTCAGTCGTCAGATAGTTAATCATCGTCTGCTCTTCAAGTTGCTTTTTTACAGCGTCACCCTTTACCTTTTGGCTGATTCCGCTGGCTAATGCATTTGCCGCAGTCAAAAAAGTAAGCTGAGGATCCTCTATTTTTAGCTGACGATTTACCTCTACATAATTTAAAAAATAGTACTTATCGATAAACACGCTGAAGAAAGAATCGTCATCCTGGTATGCGTGTTTTGCAATCGTCTGGATAAAGTGATAGGCTCCAGAGTTAATATTGATCCAGGTCATCTTGTCGTTGGGTGAGCTTTCGTTTTCTGCAAATCCCAGTTTTAAATCTTCACATATCCTCTTTAAAGCCTCCTTTGAATTTAGGTTAGCATAGCTCTTCGACACGTTGTTGTAGATTCCCGGCACATATAACTCCCCTTTGATAAGATAGGAGGTGCCGATCCCGACTCCAGTCCTTGCTCCTGTGTACTTTGCTGGGGTAGATTTTACCTCGGTTATCAGAAAATCGCAGCGCACAGGTTTTAGCTTTTCAGTACCTACCTTTAGATAGAGACTCATGATTAGATCCACTTTTGGAAAGTAATCCCCTGCAAATTCTCCCGCGCCATCCGTAAAGGTCAACATTACGGTTGGGATAAAATGTGTCTCGTCCAAGACCATCGTGTCGATATTTCTTACGATCTGGCCGGCAATTTTTACAAATGGTGAATTGGCTCCAGTCTTTTGTGAAGAGTCCGGTAAGTTTGCTGGTGCTTTGTAGGCTGCCTTGACCTTGCCGTTGTTTGGGGTATCGTTGGAGGTGTCCTCCTCGTACAGCTCCTTTAGGGGAACTTTTGGCAATAGCGTGCCTTTTATGATTTGACCAAATGACATTAGAATAGGTTTGCTTTAGTTAACTGTTGTATTAATCTGGCTCTCGAGATCGGCACAGGACAATTTTCCTTGTTTACCTGGGTAACGTCTTCTCCGAATATTACCTTGCCGTCTTTTACCTTCACGTTTTGGTTACCTTTGGTATTGACGTTCGGCGGCACGATTTCCTTTACCTTGTCCTTGAGAGCCTCGAGCCGCTTTTTGTCTTTAACTGTTTTTGGGTTAAGAAGTTTATCTTCGTTGCTCTCTTTTTGCTGGCTACCAATATCGATTATCTCCTTTGGAGAAACCAACATCTGTTCTAAGTTTTTGTAGGGAGGCACCAACAGGATATCGTATCTCTCGATGGCAAAAGGATTGGAGATGCCGTTATATTTTAACAGGGCTTCGTAAAACCTCTGTTCGCCGTACATCCTTACTGAGAGTAGATCGGGCCGCATCTGTTCCTCTTCTGATACCCGAATATAGGACTCAGATATTCCAGGGTCCTTTTCAAAGCTAAAGGTTGCACTGGTCAAGTCGACGATAACGTCGCCGTTTTCTTTTGTAAATGTGTTTTTTAATCTAAGCAGCCTAGTTATTAACATGTTAGTCCTTTGTTTTTAAGTCTCTAAAATAATCAGTCAGCGAGTTTGATTTTGCAAACCGCTCGCCGTATGCTCTAGCAACGTTTACTCTAAAATAATTAGCCAGTTTTGTGGCAGAGCTTGCACTTATTCCTGTTCTGTTTCCTACAGTATCGTCACCTGCGATGTTATCAAAATTAACCTGAGTTACCCCGACCTGTGAGCTCTTTTCTTTGAAGTTAGCATCGCTTTTTGTCTCCGCACTAGCTGTAGAGCTTCCGTTCTTTGCAGTATTTATGGCAATGCTGTTCTTCTCTCCATAGGAATTGTAGGCACTCGACGGTTGGGGCAGTGCTGTAAAGAACATGGATCCTCCTCCTAAGTTGAACATGGATTCAATATCCTGTTTTGCTCTAGGCCTTCCGTGACTTAGCGTCACCTTAAAGGTTATCTCGGTCGGAAAGTCGTCCAGTCCCAGTGCCTCACCGAATTTGATCTTAGTATTATTTAGACATAGGTTGCCTATGACTGCCACTGGATGCATGGGGTTTCCGACTGTCAGGTGCCATTCACCGACTGCCCTACCGTCTAGGTATGACCTCATTTTTAGAGGAGTCTGCATAAGGTCGCTGACCCAAGAACCGGCTAGGTTCTGTGCGCCTTGCGAACTGGCTAGAGTGTCGGCCGCCTTTGAAATATCGCCCGACTTTACATTTTTTGACAGGTCGTCTATCAACTTTGCCAATTCTCCGCCCTTTGATTGAATCTGCCCTATCGCATAGGAGATGACGTCCCTGATTCCTCCGATAAAATCTCCCTCTTCGAACTTTTGAGAGGGCAGTCCAGGTAAAATAAATCCAGTCTTTTGAAAATATCGAATTCCTCCTCCCCAAAATTCTGCCTTGTTGTGGGTAAGCGATAGGAAATTACTGATAAGATCCAGCATTGCTATCTTGGGATTTACGTTATTGAACGTTCTAAGCTTATAGGTAAAGTCCAGACTAATCGGGTGTTCGTAGGTAAATCCTCTGCGCCTGATCTGTGTGCTGTTTATTACGTTGATTGGTCCCTGTATTCTATTCCAATACTGACCCTCGGAACCATACGAATCTTTTATCCACTGTTGAATTTTTGCATCATATCCAGTCGCGGCATAGGGGTTTGCCGGATTATCGAATAGCGTAGCTAATAATACTTTACGCAAGTTTGGGGCTAGCTCTTTGGTGAGGCCGGCTGCATCTAGGAGAGATTCGGCCTGTACTTCATTACCTGTGACGTCTTTAATATCTGCGGATAATTCTTTCCAATTAAATCCATACTTTATTCCCAATACGTTGTCTAGCTGATTGCCGCTTTCTCCGCCCCACCAGGTAACTGCTTGCGCAATCGGAATCAGTGGCGATTTTGAATCAGCCACCTGTAAATTATCCTCTACTGGAATTGGGTATCTGCGCAAAGTCAGCAGTCGATTGTTTGGAATCTTACCATACCACTTGCACCACAAAAAATCATTTAACTGGTATGGCGTTGCTGCCAGTGCAGTGTCCGCATTATTGTCTCCAGCCCGATTACGAGCCCAATCTATTATTCGGGAAGCCGTCGGGTTTGCAGTAGATCCCTTGTCTGCCTGTATCAGGGACAGTGCTCCCTTCAGTAGAGAATCGGCATTACTGCCCAATATGTAATTCTCAAAGTTCATGTTAATATCTCGATGATATTCTGGACTATATATCTTTCCATCGATTGCGCCGTACTTTGAATATCTAAATACGTAAAAAGGATTAAATAACGAGTCAGTTCCTTTGATTGCCGTGGCGCTTCCCGATCCGCCAGGTTTGTCAACTCCACCGTATGATTCTGCTCGATAGCTACTGGCGATTTGAGGGTTAGTTTCCGTGATGCTTAGTATCTGATTTACGACAGAGCCTAAATTCACCTCCTGATTTGGTGCGCTGTTTGCTCCCAATATGTTGTCTGAACCGGGTATTGCCATGTTGTGGGTTTTTTATTATTTATCGAAAATCAAAAAATAGCAACGCTTGCCCCTATTTACGTTGTATAAAATCGGCAAAACTAGGCACGCTATTTGTGGGCTTGGTCTTTTTTGCTTTGCTCTTTTTCTTCTTAGCTCCAGTTTTCTTTCCAGGCCCTAACAGAGAAAAGGTGTCCATTCCTCCAGCCAAGCTTCCAGGAGTCTGCATGATCTGGCCTGGAGATTCTGGATTGACTGCAACAAAACCAGGCGAATCGGCAACTGACAACATGTCCTCCCTTAATTTGCCCTCTTTCTTGCTAGAAAATGTCTTATTGATTGCTGCCGCGTAGTCTCTGCCAGCCTGTTTGCCTCCGACTACTGTGACGGTTCCTTGCACTATTGCATTAAGCCCTCTAAAGATCGCAACATTACGTTGGTACGCAGCTTTTGCTACCTGTTCATTACCCCTGTCTGGAATGGCAGAGAAGAGTCCTCCAAGCATCATTCCAAGTCCCTTAAGTATGTTACGTAACGGGCTCTCCTTCTTGCGATCTTCCTCAGAAACTGCCAGTTTGACCTTTGTGTAAAGCGGTAGGCGAATCTCAGGTTTTAGCTGGATTCCGCCAAAATTTCCCAAGTTAAATTCTCTGGAGAGATAATAATTCTTGATATCTTTTTCTCTCTCAGTGACTGCGGTATTAAGCGAAGACTTTAGGTTTTGGGTGTCCCTCTCCGAGAGGTCTCCGTCTACTCTAGAATCGATATATTTTGCGATCCACTCGCTAGATGCCTTTAAGTAGGTCAGCTGGTTCTCCTCTTTTGCGCTCTCTTGAGCAATCGACTCCACCTCAAATTCTTTTATCCTTGCTGGGTCATCGTTGAAGACCTGCGATTCAAGCACGCTCTTCATCCATGCCGGATCTTTTTCCATCAGAGCTCTAAATAACTGATAATGGTCGCCGGCTTTTTCTATCTGATCGTTTGACATTACTGGCAGCGATGCTAGGTTAATTGCCTTAATCAGCGTATCGATAATCCTCTTCTTGTTCTTGATGGAGCCTGTTTTTGGATCCTTGGGTTCCTTCTTTTCGATCTTTTCCTCTTTTTCTTTGATTGCATTTTTTAGAAACTGTGCCAGGCCCAGAAATTCAATCAAGTCCTTATACTTAAAGAGTATGTTTGCTCCGTCTGGAGTTTCAGGAATGGAATCAATGTTCTTCTTTTCCTGATCGAGGATCTTCTTGAACCCCAGGCCGGCTCCAGCTTTGCTTGCCGTCATGATCTTATCCACCTTTGCTCTTTTTTCTGGACTTAGGTCGACTGCCTCGGTCAAGGCACCAGTCTGACCAGCAAAGAGTCTATAGATCTTTAACAATCTCTCTGAGATATTAGTATAGTCCTTTAGATACTGTACAAATTTTGTCTGTTCCCTGTCCCGATCCAGGGTATCGATAAAATCGATGAGCGCATCGCAGTCCTTTTTCTTCTTTTCAGTAAATTTCTCGATGAATTCCAACGGCTCGTCTTTGGTAAGCAGCTCGAAGATGTCCCCTAAATGCGGAGCCTCTGGATTCTCCAAGTAGTCCAATGGAATCGAGTCCAACGTCTTTTCAATAGCTTCAAAAGAGGTATCTAGAGAATTTTTTTCGTTGGGGTCCCCGCCTATCTTTGATTCGATCTGGTTTTTGATAGCATTGTAGTCTATCACAGGCGGCTGCTTGAGCTGATTTTGGTCTGCCTCGACAATAAGTTGGCCCCTTTCGATAAAATTACGTAGATATGCTGCAAATCCCATTACTCTAGAGTATTTTAGTTATTTATCAAGCTGGGATAAGCTGATTACTTACCGCCCTTCCTCTTGAATTGAGAATAGGGAATCACCCACAGCTTGCGATTGACGTTTTTCTTTACATAATCAAAGATCGAGGTCTTGGGATCCTCTTCTGGATGCTGCAATACCGCATTCTGCAGTTGAGCCTTGCCTTTACGATAGTCGTCTAGGTTTTTCCAGCTTTCTTCTTGATGTTTTTTGGCCATTTTTGGTTGATTTATTTTAGGGTAGTGTACTCTCCCTTGATGAAATTGATGTGTTGTGCTTTGCCGTCCTGGTGAATGATAACGTGCGACTGTAACCAGCCACTGGCTCCCTGATTGTAGCCAATCCTTAGATGGGTCGAGGTACCGACTGCTAGAGCTCCGTCTTTTCTGCCAGGCGAGTGATAGTGACCTACCACGATCTTAGTATTAAGCTTTCTAAACTGTAATAAGGAACCTCGACTGCCACCAGAACCTATGTCTCCATGCTGTCCCAGCTCCCAGCCCTTGACGATAAAACTATCGCTGCGACCCAGCGTCTTGAACAGGGGATATCGCTGCCTGATCACGTATGGAATAATACCATGCGGAGCGGCATCACTTAGTAAAGCGGCAGCAAACTGCATGTACTCTAAAGAGTTCTTTAGGGTCACTGTTTTTCTCCAATCGGTGTCTTTCAACCACCGATCAACAAAATCGTCGTGGTTGCTACGCACTATCGTTACATCATAGTCTTCAAAGGCCTTAAGCCCTTCCAACATCGTATCGATTTCTCTCTTTAGATAGTTGGCACCGCTCATCTCCTTCTTGTACTGTACAAAAGGATCCTTTAATTCGTGGTGGTTTATCGAGTCGCCGTCGAACACGTCATGTAAAATTACATGCTCCGGTCTGATCTTTTTCATCAGCCCAAAGGTCGCCTCCAATACCGCTGGGTCGTGTTTGCCCCAATGTAGGTCGCCCAATACGATGGCCCCGACAGAATCTACTCTAGTTACCAGACTCTCGTCGTTCAGGGATTCCACCCGATAGAAGAGATCGGTAAAGCTGCCTTCGTCGTTTGCAGTCACCTGCCTTACGAAAAAGATATCGTCGTTCTTGATCTCGACCACGACGAAACCCAGGGTATGGTGAAACTCGCCCTTCTTGCCAGCTTTGGAATCTGTGTAATTTCTGAGCGTACAGGCTCCAGTAGTAAGCATCATTTTTGGTAGGCTTGTCTCCAGCACTGGAATCATCTCTAACTGCACCTTTGACGAGCCAAAAATACAGGAATTGACTCCACTCATGCCCTGTAAACCCGTCATTGGGTCTACTGCAGTCGGCTGGATCTTTACATCGGACATGATCGAGAGATACTTATGTATGTCGTGACGATTTGCATCCAAATAGTCCTCGATCCTCTCAGACCAGGTGTCGTATTTCTTATCAGTAAAGACTGAAGTCGGATTCTTGTAACGGCCTGCAATCACGTGGATGTCGGCCTCAATAAATTCAGCGTACTTTTCAATATTGCTGATCAGCTTTTCGTGGACTGGGGTGTCGTTTTGTGCCCAGGTAATAATGAATCTCTTCTTGTCCCGATTGATCTGCTTGGCCTTTGCGATAAGCAGCTGTGGTGATTCTTCTACCGCCTTTTTGCTATAACCTAGTTTGGAGATCCAGCTGTTAATTGTCCTCTCTGATCTGCCGAACCGCTGTGCCAAGGTGGCCATTCTTTGGTCCCAAGAGAGGGCTTTGTTAAAATAAGTGGTTGCTATAAACTCAATATCCTCGTCTTCAAGTTCAGTAAATTTCATAGTGTACTAAAAAATTTATATCTTATATCTCTATTGGAGAAATAAGTTTTATATGTCCTCTTTGTTCAGGTCTTTCTCCTGTAATTTTGGATCTACTATCTCTGCCGAAAAGTCCGAATTTTCAAGTATCGAGCTAAATTTCGACTTTTTCTGCTCGCTCTCGTCCACCTTCTTCTCTAACTCTTTTTGCAGGTTATAGAATTCAGGCACTATCGAGTTCGGCACCTGCTTCTTGAACTCAGCAAAGTCAGAGCGGTCAATCGTTTTTAATACCTCTTCTGATTTTATAAAGCTTGGCAGTTCGACGAGTTTAAACTCTTTTGCCAAGCGCAGCGGAATCTTTTTCTTCTTTATGTACTCTAGCTGTAGAGCATAATCTTTTACCCTACGTTCTGAGGTTCCCCATAGCAGAGGTTTGTAAGCCGGGTGCAGTTCCTCTAAGATCTCTTCGATCTGTCCCGAATCGATCATCTTGATGTCTAGTATGAGGTCGTGATATTCTTGTTTTACCTTTTCAAGCATCGTTTTTGTGAGTCGAGTAGAAAAAGGAAACTTTGCAGTCTTCTTTTCGGGCTTGACTGCAACCAGCACCACTGGGTGTCCGTTCTTTTCTTTTAGCTTTTTTGCAGCCTTGATGTGGCCCATGGTGACGGGCTGAAAGTTACCGATAAGCAGGTTAACCTCGGTCGAGTCGGGCTTTTTGCCCTTGCCCTCAGCAACCTCCTTTTCGCTCAGTATTCCATCATCCGTTGCCGATCCAACAAACTCGCTAAAGCTTGGAAAAAGACCCTCGTACACCTTGTTGCCCATGATCACGTTTCGGATCTTATCAACGATAATGTTGAGCTGGGTCAGTAATTCTTGCGTAAAAAAACCCGAGCTGGACTTTTTGCGATTACGTCTCAGGAAGTTAAGCAGGATTTTGTAGATCTCAGTATAGGTCTCGTTGCCCTTGATTAGGCGCAATACCGCTGGGTCCTTGACAAGATTTGTATCTAGCTCAAATTCCGGTCTCTTTAGATACTCAGGAATCTCGAGTTCAAGGCCTTCGTACTTACCCGCATACTCTTTTATAAAGTCCTTAAAGATGCTATTGATCAGGGCTAGGTACTTTTCATCGTAATTTGAGCCCTTTTCCGCCATCTTTTCGAGATCCGCAACATCATACATTTCAAAGTGGTTCATCAAGTCGATGATGATGAGCCAGATATAATCCTGCGAACGGTTTTCTCTGGGTTTAGCCACTCCTTCCTCGCGTTGTTGAAACATGGGATCCACTAGCTTTGCCAAAAAGACCTGCTCTTCTGGGTTTTGGTTGGACTCGTCGTAAAACCTAAAGATCAGGGTGTCCGTGTCCAGCTCTTCCTCGAGCTGGCTCTCCTCGCCCTTTAGGATCGAGATGATATATTTAGTAAAAGAGTGGGTCTTGAACTTTTTTGTAAGCTCTTCACCTGGTGAGTAGACAAACTCAAGTATTGCAGTTTTCTGTTCATCGTTTAGCTTGCCCTCAAAGAGGATCGGAGGTCTCTCGACCACCAAATATTCTGCCCAGCGGTCTAGCTGTTCTTTATTCTGTACCGTGGCGACTGGAGTGCCCGAGTCGTCCAACTTATGGATATAGGAGAGCACAAGTCCGTTCTTCGGCATCGCCTTACGACGCTTGCCGTCAAAGTCTCCTCTAGTAAAGTATTCAAAACCAAAGTAGAAATTAGCTGGAATCCTCTGTCTCTTCTCTTCAGGCAGCGACTCAAAGTGGGAGATTGCTCCATTGTAATATTTCATCAGCACACGGTCAACATAGCTAATCTCGCCGGCTTTTTTAAAGTACTTGAACTGGTCGTTCTTGTTCTTCTTTACCCCAAAAAGGGTGCCGTCTAACTTTTCGTTGATGATGACGTAACTGTTAAGCAGGCTGCTCAAAAAGGCTTCGCCCTTCTTTTCGTATACTTCTCTTAGGTTGTTTATTCCTGCCATATTGACTAGTCTGCGGAGGTTTCGCTTTGTGATTTTTCAGTCGACTCGTCCCGAGCCTCTGTTTCTTTTTTAACAGGTTCTGCTTCTTTACTCATTGCCTTGCGAATGCTTACTGCATCCATGCTAATGGAGATGCTGGCAACGTTATCTGAGTCCTCTGGGTTTTGCGTGAAGTACTCAATAATCTTTTTAAGATTCATATTTAGGTCGTTTTCACCGAACCCTCCAGCCTCCTCTATTTTCTTCTTCAGATTTTTAGTAGCATTCCAGCTTCCTCTATAGCTAATAGACCAGCAATAGAAACGAACCTCTTCGTTCTTGCTGTCGTAGTAGTGCTGCATGTCCTTGATCTTTTGGATCGCACCGTTTGCATCACGATAGGTGGTCGCCCGGCCAAGAGTATCGGAAGGCACGCCAAATCTTACGCCATCTGCTAGTATCTCCATAAGATCACCAATACGTCCTATTATCTGCTTGGCCTTGTAGCCTTTGAGCGGACGGTCAATGTCACCCGATATTTCTGACTGTTCTTTTAAGTATTGATTAAAAAGCTTAAGGTCTTTCGCCATTTTACGCGATTTTTTTATTATTTATTAAAGCTAAGCCGTCGCGACAGCTAGACCGTCTATTAATTCGCAAAATAGGTCGACACTCTCCTCATCGAAGTGATTAGTGAAGACGATTCGGCGGTTTTTACGGCTCGCGTCTGAGTCGTGTTTAGCCGACATGGTCAGCACCTCCTCAAAGACTTTTTTCTCAGCTTCGTAATTTTCAAAATTACCAAAGTAATCCTTGTTCCTCTTTTTAGGTGAGGGCATGTCCATACGCGTCAAGTACATGAGCACGCAGTCCTGGTAAAGATCGCTCTTTAGGATCTGTTCGAACTCAGTCAATAGCCTTTGCTTGTCCATGCGTTCTCGATAGATCGACCATACATAGGCTGAAAAAATCGAACGATCAAATACGAGCACCTTGTCCTTCAAGATCGTCCTGTTTAGCTCAAGTATCGTCATCACGTTTGCGATACTAAAATAGTGCACGCCCGGTCCAGTCTCCTGATCCCTCATGCCCAGCTCTTCGATATACTTTGCAAACGCAAACTTGTAGTAGATGACGTTTGGATTCTGGTTTCTCTCGAAAAAGGATTCTAATAGGTGTGTTTTTCCAACATGGCGAGCGCCCTCGATAAATACGATCATATTAATTCTATTCTGGTTTCTTCTGAAAGTTTTACTCCTTTGATTCGATATACCTTTGCCTTATCGACGATGTAGGTTTTATAACGATACTTTGGCAGTTCGGCCTGATCCCTCTTACGATTCAGCTGTGCAAAGAAATCCTGGTAAATACCGATCTGTTGTATCGAGTCCTCGTATATCTTTACCTTGAGGATTTCTGGATTTTCTCTTAATAACTCGTCCAGTGTCTGGGCTTTTGAGCTCATTCGGCCTAGAAAAAACACCCGATCGAACCGGATGCCCCTCTTGTCCAGGATCTCCATCACCCCTTGCTGTAGAGACTCCACACGATGGGTGATAAGCACTGAAATCGTACCTGGCTTGGCTGCTCCAGCCGCCCAAGCATCGTATACTGGTTTGATTAACTGTATGTTGTATAAGGTCTCTGAGAGCGAGACTGGGTGATCGTAAAAATCGTAAGGGTGACTGAAGTGTAGGTCCATCGTCTCGACCTGCGTCTTGCCGACGTAACCTGGCATCCTAAAAAGAGTTTCGTCAAAATCAAATACCTGTAAGAGGCGTCCTTTGTTCATGTTGGCTTGTTTTTTGTTATTCTATATGATAAATAATAAAAAGTTTTGACTTTGGCGCACTTAAAATTTATCAAGTTATTCGAAGAGCACAGCAAAGACCTAGCGATCAATAATTCCGAGGTCAGCCACACTTGGACTGAGGTCAGGGACGCCATCCAGATGAAGAGACCCTTCGTTATCGTTATCTTTAAGAACTCAGAGAACTACTTGGACGCATTAGAGTCCTATTTTACCGAGGTCGACTATATCAAGCAGACAGCGATCCTCAATTTTGACGGAAAACAGCTAAAATATCCCTCCATCTTCTTTGTTCGCGACAAAGACGACGATTACTCGACCGAAGTGCGTAAGCTCTGTGAAAAATACAAGATCAAGTACGTCGTGGTCGGAGACGCCGGCTCCGAATACGCAAAACTCTACTCACAAGACGGCACGGCAGTCGACTTGGGCAACGAAATCATCTCGACGTTAGAGCCCAAGGACTTTGGTACCGAAGACTGTTTTAAGCTGGGTTCCACCTACTATAGATTTATTGGTTTTGATAACTAAACCCAATTTTTGTCCTTTAGTATAATAGGATAAATCATAAAACAAAATGGGCGACGAGCAAAAGAAGGACACGAAGGACAAAATCTCCACCAAGTTTCAGGCCAGACGTGCCGAGGTCTCCAAAGAGATCTATGAAAATATCGAAAAGCTTTCCAACCTAAAGACCCTAAAGGACGCTCAGGTAAACATGCTCTCGCTAAGACAACGCCTACTTGAGGACAATCATACACTATTAGAACACATCACCTCTTTACGTAAAAAGTTTAGGGACGAGAAGGCCGACACGATGGAGACCCTATCGAAAAACCTGCAGCTACGCTACCAGGCCAACGAGAAAAACGTCGTGATCGAGGGCAGAACATCAGTCACAAAGGAGTACTTGGAGATATTCGAAAACCAGGTCTCCTTCTTTAATGAGTCGATCAAGACCATCGATAATATCATCTTTGGCATCAAGACTAGACTCGATATCGAAAAGACCTTGGGCTTGTAAGATGCTGCGATTTGAGCTTACACCGGACAAGAAATTTATCAAGCTAATCGATTTTAGCCTTAACTCTGAGCGGGCTGACCTCTTCTCCTTCTTCAAGAAAAAATCAAAAAAGGCCGACTTTAATGTGCTGGTCGACCGTGGCATATGGGATGGCTTTGACCGATTTATCACAAAGGACGGGCTCATCTCAGTCTCCCTGTGGAAAGAAGTCTATAACTTTGCTGCACGCTACGGTTACGACTGCGAGATCGAGGGGATCGACGCTCTGCTCTCGCTGGGTCTTGATCGAGAAAAGTACGAAAAGTACGTTGCAAAACTGCTGGACGGAGTGGTTGACGAGTTCGGCAAGCCGATCGTGCCCAGGGACTATCAGGTAGAGGGCGCCTTTCGGGCAATACAGTACCGCTTCTGCACTCAAGAGCTAGCGACTTCAGCCGGCAAGACCCTGATCTTCTATATCTTTAACTCTTTCCTACGCGATGCAAAAAAGGTCTCGGCCGACAACAAGGCCCTGCTTATCGTGCCCAATATCTCGTTGGTCGGCCAGACTGCCGAGAAATTTGAGCTCTACTCCTCACACAAGGATTCCTGGAAAGTCTGTACGATAGGCGGCGACGATCGCTTTAAGGAGAAGGAATTTGAGGCGGCTGAGCTGGTGATCTCCACCTATCAAAGCCTACAGAACCTGCCAAAGGAGGTCTTTAAGAAATTTACCTGCGTCTGTGTGGACGAAACCCACAAGTCGCGCGGCAACGTTATCCGCGATATATTAAAAGCCTGCTCCAATTGGAAATACAGGCTGGGCCTTTCTGGAACCGTAAAGATCGACGAAAAGTATTCTGACTTTTTCAGGGTACAGGAAAATGTCGGGCCGCTGGTGATGGTGCTCTCAGCAAAACACCTCATCGATAACGAGTACTCGCCCAACATCAAGATAAAGATGGTAAACCTTAAATACGATAAGGCCGACCCCTACCTACAGAAATACTGGGCCCTGAAACGCGATGGCAAGGCCATGTACAAGAGCGCAAAGGACTACGGCAAGGACATGCTGGCCATCGAGCGCTCCTTTATTTTTGAGAGCAAGGAACGACTTGATTTTATTAACTCGTTGGTGCAGAAATTCGGTAAAAACGCACTCATCCTCTTCTCTGATGTGAAAAACGGCTATGGCAAAAAGATCCAGCAGAAACTGCTAGAGTGGAACACTAATACTTTTTATATTGACGGAGAGGTGGAATCCGCCGACCGAGATGATTTTAAGCAGACGATGGAATCCCAAGACAACGTGGTGATAGTTGCAAGCTATGGTACATTTGCGACCGGAATTGACCTAAAAAAAGTGCACCATATTGTTTTTGCAGAATCGACCAAGGCCGAGGTAACTCTTCGCCAGTCAATAGGTCGAGGCATGCGTAAACTGGCAGAAAAGACCCAGGTGATTATTTGGGACCTGGTAGACCAGCTAGACGGTTACATGGTAAAACACGCTGAAAAACGCGAAGAGATCTATCGGGACCAGGAGTTTGAGATCGTAAAAAACACGATTGACCTTACAAAGAAAACAAGAGAAAGTTAGTCCCTATCCGCGATCACTTTTTCTAACTCTGCGTCGATTTGACGAGAGCCGTACCCGTCTTCCATCATAGCAATATAACACCCCTGCCAGTAGTCTATTGCGCTAAGCAGCTTTGCTCCGCTCTTTGCAGCAGGGAAAGTTTGCTCTCCAGAGTAATAGTACAATAATAGCTTTATCGCAATCTTTGAAAGATAACGAGGTATGCCGAGCTCCTCTTCCGCTCGTCGCATGGCCCTCTGGATGCTTACTGGGATTGGGTCTGCGTCTGGATAGTGTTCATATAGTCTGATGTACTTCATACTAGCCCAATCGATTTTAAATACTTCCATGCCTCCCATTCCTCTTGAGTAGTGACCTCTTTGGCGTGTTCGCCGTGCCAGTACCACCATTCCCACTCGACGGAGCCGTCTGGGCGATACACGATCTGGGCAGGCCCGTCTAGGCGATGCAGCTTACCGTTTTGGTACCACCATTCCCACGCGACGGAGCCGTCTCGGCGATACCCGATCATGGCAGGCCCGTCTAGACGATGCAGCTTATCGTTTTGGTACCACTCTTCCTCCTTAACAGAGCCGTCTCGGCGATACCCGATCATGGCAGGCCCGTCTAGACGATGCAGCTTATCGTTTTGGTACCACTCTTCCTCCTTAACAGAGCCGTCTGGGTGATACCAGATCTGGGCTTCAGGTTCAGCTTGTTCGTATAGCTTGATGTGCTTCATATTAGCCCAATCGATTTTAAATACTTCCATGCCTCCCATTCCTCTTGAGTAGTGACCTCTTTGGCGTGTTCGCCGTGCCAGTACCACCATTCCCACTCGACGGAGCCGTCTGGGCGATACCCGATCCAGGCAGGCCCGTCTAGGCGATGCAGCTTACCGTTTTGGTACCACTCTTCCTCCTCAACAGAGCCGTCTAGGCGATACCAGATCCAGGCAGGCCCGTCTGGGCGATGCAGCTTACCGTTTTGGTGCCACCGTTCCCGCTTGACGGAGCCGTCTGGGTGATACTTGATCCGCTTTTCAGGCTCAGCTTGTTCGTATAGCTTGATGTGCTTCATATTAGCCCAATCGATTTTAAATACTTCCATGCCTCCCATTCCTCTTGAGTAGTGACCTCTTTGGCGTGTTCGCCGTGCCAGTACCACCATTCCCACTCGACGGAGCCGTCTGGGCGATACCCGATCCAGGCAGGCCCGTCTAGGCGATGCAGCTTACCGTTTTGGTACCACTCTTCCTCCTTAACAGAGCCGTCTGGGCGATACCAGATCAGGGCAGGCCCGTCTGGGCGATGTCGCTTGTCGTTTTGGTACCACCATTCCCACTTGACGGAGCCGTCTGGGTGATACCAGATCTGGGCAGGCCCGTCTAGGCGATGCAGCTTACCGTTTTGGTACCATATTTCCCACTCAACAGAGCCGTCTGGGAGATACCCGATCCGCTTTTTAGGTTTAGCTTGTTCGTATAGCTTGATGTGCTTCATCCAGTGTTATTTATTTGCCGTTCAGTTTCTCTGATGACTCGATACGATCAAAGATCTCCTCCAGCTTTTTGATGATTGGGTGCCGCACGATATCCTCCTTGCCAAGCTGCACGCAACCGATCTCTGGAATCTCGCCAAAGTATTCGATCAGGATCTCGAGTGCGCTCTTTTCCTTCTTATTGACGGACTTTTGTTTGACGTCGCCCAAGAAGATCATTTTCGAGTTCATGCCGATACGGGTGATGAGAGTACGTAAGTTATCTTTAGAGATCTGTTGAGCCTCGTCAACAATGATTATTGCGTTATCTAGCGTGACTCCAAGCGCAAACTTGATGGGCAGGATCTCGATCACGCCCAGGCTCTTTAGGCTCTCAGTCGTGGCCTTACCGATCACCTTATGAAAGTTAGAGATGAAAGGGTACATGTACATCTCCATCTTTTCCTCCAAGGTGCCCTTCAGGTAACCGATCTCCTCGTCCTTTGGTACGTTTACCGACTTGATCAAGATGATACGGTGATAGGTTTCTCCCTCCTCTTTGATAAATTTAAGGGCCTTTGCACAGGAGAGATAGGTCTTGCCCGTGCCTGGAGGACCGATCACGACAGAGATCACCTTCTGATCGATTGCCTCGATCACCCGCTTTTGCGCTTCAGACTTGCAGCGGATATCGATCTTTTCGGTAATTGCCTTGCCAGTACCGCGTTTGGTCCTTTCCCTTTCCCAATTCGAGATGTCCTCCATCTCCTCTTGAGTAAACCGATTTTTTCTTGTTCTTGCCATAGTTTAGTGTATTTTTGCTGCAATGACGATACCTAACAGTATCTTTGCATAGTTTAATTGAAAGTTTAGGAAGGACTCCACCGCTTTGCGCTGCGAATACTCTAGCGAGAGGTTCTCCAGCTTCTGTACGTTGAGCTTTTGCACTGCCAGGACAACATCATTGGTCAGCGCAGTACCGTGTAGGTTAAGTATGTCCTCTAGCACATCGCTCATCGGCACAAATAGCAGGTTTGGAATCTTTAACGACTTGATAAATTTTTTGCTCTGCTTTAGCTGTTCTAGCTTTTTGCCCAGCTCGCGCTCCTTTAGCCCGACTTGCAGCTCTTGTGCGATCGAGTCGAGCTTTTTAATACGACCGGCCGTCTCGGCCACCTCTGCAATATCCTCCTGATAAAAAGAGATAGAAAAGGCATTTTCTATTTCAACATAGGTAAAATTAAAGTGGTTTTCGGTGCCGAAGGAGCCAAGGGTCTTTAATAGAATGGGCGAGATTCCCAATTCGCTAGGATCCACTCCCTCCTTCTCCAGCGTTATTTCGTATTCCTCAAATGGAAAGGACTCCATAAAAGGAAAGGTCGAATATATTTCTGAAGTTTTACCCCTTGATCGTTTTTCACTCACCACAAACTTCTTTTTTATTATTTATTCTTTCCGGACTTCTTAGTCTAGTTGCTTAGAGAAATGATTTTTATTTTTATTCAATAGACGATGTCCGGCTTTTTAACTGAAAGAAAATTAGGTGAAAGTTTACCTTTAATTTTCAAAAAAGAATTTATTAATAATTTTCCTATAGGAAAATATAGAGCAGACTGGTTTAGTCCAGATCTATTGCTTTCAGTGGAATTCGATGGATATCGACACTATAACGACTCTCTAACTCAGCATAGAGATAAACTAAAGGATTCCTTTTTGAATTCAATTGGAGTTAAATGTATCAGGATTCCATATTTTATTCAACTTCGCAAGATACGATAAATTCAGTGTTGCTCTTCGAAGGCTCGTTTACTGATGCCTGGTCACAAGAATATCCTCACGGTTTTATAGAAAAAACAGCTCTGCTCCCGGCTGATTTTAATGAGCTTGGAGTATACAGATTCATATCTGATATGAATCGCGTATCGATACGTATTCGTAAAGAAATTATTAATTCATTACTAGATAGAGCAAATCAAGTAAAATTAAAGATTTCTCCATTTGACAAATTAACAACAGTTTTCCCATTAAGCATAATCAATGGACTTGATAATTGTACTTCACTAGAAGAAAAATCCTTAATTATTGAAAAAATATCATCAAACCTTTTGATATAAACAAAAGTATAAAATTTACATGGAAGACAAATCAAAACAGATAAAAAAGCTAGATCTAAAGCAAAATGCAATCAAGATCTTAATTAATAGTATATACGGCGCATTCGGCAATAAGTGGTTCTACTTTTACAATCCCGACATTGCTCAGTCTATCACTCTACAGGGCCAAGACCTCATCAAGTTCTCAATCAAGGCAGTAAACCACTACTTTCAAGAGCGATGGCACCTCGATACCGAACTACACCAGATGCTGGGCCTAAGCGAGTACACTATTCGCAAGATCGACGAAGAAGCGGCTATCTATACTGACACCGATTCTGTGGCAGCAGATACAATAATCTGTTCAAAGAAATTCGGAAATTTAACAATAGCCGATTATTATGAGCTATCTATTAAAAACGGTTCGGCTGGAGAAACTCTCGCTGGCCACGAATCAGTTGCTTCAGATGAAGATAAAGTTTTGAATTGGACCAATGAAGAAGGTCTCTATTATGCCCCAGTAAAGAGAATAATTAGACACAAGGTTTCAAAAGAAAGATGGAAATTAACCACTGAGTCTGGAAAAGAAGTTATTGTGACTGGCGACCATTCTCTAATTGTTTTTAGAGAAGGTCATCAAATTGAAATTAAAGCTAGAGATATAAATATTGAAACTGATCTTGTATTAACAGTAATTTCTCCGCTATCTGAAAAATTCGAAAGAATAGCAAAGATTGAAAAATTGACCGATTTTGATGATGAATATGTCTATGATATTGAAATCGCCGATTCCTCTCATACTTTTATAGCAAACGATATATTAGTGCACAACTCAATCTATGTGCAGTTTGACTCGGCTATCTCCTCGATCGAGGGCGCAAGCTTCACCAGAGAAGAAGCCCTAAAGATCTGCGTTGCTATTGATAATAATCGACTCTCAACCTACTTCGATAACTGTTTTGACAGGTACGGCCGACTCTTCAACACAAAGAATCGACTAAAGTTTAAGCTCGAAAACCTCTCCGAATACGGTATCTGGCTAAAGAAAAAGAATTATGCTATCAAGGTAGCCTACGATCCCAATCCAGCAATGGAGCTCACTCCCAAAGAAAAACGTTACCTTATCATCAAGGGTCTTGAACCGGTAAAAGGTTCCTATCCAGACTGGGCTCGTAAAAAACTGGTAGAGCTCACCGAGTGGGTAATGGAAATAGGTAAGTCGCTCGATATTGAGCGTGATATTATCCCCAAGTTCAAAGAAATTCGTCAAGAATTTGACCAGCTCAGCGTCGATGAAATTGCCTTCAACTTCAAGATCAGAATCTATAACAAATACGTTGAAAGCGTCGACGAGTTAAAGCTAAGGAAGGGCATCTCGATCTATCCTAGAGCGGCCGCCTACTACAATCACCTCTTGACCAAGACCGGTCTCAACCGCAAGTACACTCCCCTGCGCGAAGGCGACAAGATCAAGTTTTACTACTGTGCCGCCAATGATTATGAGTTCGATGTTTTTGCCTATGCTCCAGAAAACTATCCGACTGAAATTGCTCCAGCGCTAGATCGCGATCTCCAGTTCTTTACGCTTATCGTCGAGCCAGTCAATCGCCTGCTCAAGGCAATGCGGATGAGCTCAGTCGATATTACTCTTAAGCGCGCAGTCGAGGTGATTTCGCCCAAGACAAAAAAGCCGCTGACTGATGACCAAATCTATCCTCTCTATGTGGTCGATAGCGATTCTCTAGGCTATATCGAAGTTGCTGAAAAGTTCTGGAAGGTGATCGGTAATCCTGATGCAGAGATCAGCGATGCTGACTTTCCAGAGTACTTAGCCACCATTACTAAATGGGGTCTCAATTCGGTGATTGTGCCCAAGTTTGAGCTCGATAAGTATCTTAAGCGCCTTGCAAAGAAGAAAGCTGAGCCTGTAGTCGAGACTGAAGAGGAAGAGACTGAATAAAAAATATGAGTGAATATAACGTCCGATGATAAACAATCGTTTTAATGTTGTTTATCATTTGTTATAGTCAGTTTTCAAATCAAAATATTTATAAAATGAGAAAATTAAAGAGAAGTCATAAAAACTTGATGATAATAGAAGCG